TTTTTTAGATCAAGTGGTGATGGCACAAGTGCTACTTCTACACCAAATGGTGTGTATGGAATATCTGATGTCCTTGAAGCACAATTAAGATCTAATAGAACACAAACAACTCAATCAGATAGTCCGATGACAAAAGTTGATAGATCAACTTATGCAGGATTTTCAAATAAATTATCAAAAGGCACACCTAATCAATATTGGGTTGAAAGATTTATTGATAAAGTAAGAGTACACGTTTACCCAACACCAGATTCAACAAATGCATCTAAAGATATGCATTTTTATTATATAAAAAGAATTCAAGATATTGGTGATTATACAAATGCAACTGATATACCATTTAGATTTGTGCCTTGTATGGTTTCAGGTTTAGCATTTTATCTTGCACAAAAATACCAACCTCAAATGGTGCAGGCTATGAAACTTTATTACGAAGATGAATTAGCAAGAGCGTTAGCGGAAGATGGTTCTGCTGCTAGCACTCATATAACACCTAAAACTTATTATCCAGGAACATAATGGGAAAGTACGCAACAGGTAAATACGCAAAAGCAATCTCTGATAGATCTGGTATGGAATTTCCATACAGAGAAATGGTTAGAGAATGGAATGGTGCGTTTGTACATGTTTCAGAATACGAACCAAAGCAACCACAATTAGAACCTAAACCAAATGGAGCAGATGGTATTGCATTACTACATGTAAGAACAGATAGAACTGAACCTGCTACAACTGTTAGGATACCAGACAATGGTTTTGAAACTTATCAAGCAGGATCAGGTATTATAAATGTATTTTCACCTGGTCATGGATTAACAGATAATACTACATATAGATTTAGAGGACCACCAACTACTTCTGCAGGTACAGGTAGTTTTGTTTATGCTAATCCAGAGGATTTTGATGGCATATTAGGATCTAATATTGCAAAAGCTGCAGGATATACAATAAGAACAGGCCGGTATAAAAGTGGAGCTAGAGATGCATCAAGTGACTACACAACTAGTAATTTTTTCTTTTTTACAGTTGACACAAATACTGCTACAAGTGGTGATATAAAAGGAGGAGGCTACGGTTGTTCTGTTGGACCCGTAACTATTGAAGCATGATAAATAAAATTTGGAATTGGATTAAAAATTTTTTTGTACCAGAAAAACAAGACCCACATCTTGCTTTGTATGAAGAAGTTAAAAGTCACAAAGTAGATAAGATCAATAGAAAACATAAAAAGGAATCTGAATAATGGCTGGATTAAGTGCATCAGGATTAAAAACACAAATAAGAAGTTACACTGAAACAGACTCTACTGTATTATCAGATTCTGTTTTAGAGAATATTATATTAAACGCACAATACAGAATTTTTAGAGATGTGCCAATTGATGCAGATAGAAAACAACAGACAGGTAATTTAGTTGTTGGTCAAGAAACAATTAACGCTCCAGCAGGAGCAGTTTTTATAAGAGGTATACAAGTATATGATTCAACATCAGCTACAACAGGTGCGAATGTCTGGTTAGAGAAAAAAGATGTTACATATTTACAAGAATATGTGTCTTCAACAGAATCAGCTAAAAGAGGTCAACCTAAATATTATGCTATGTTTGGCGGAGCTACAGGAGAATCTGACACTACATCTGGAAGAATGATGTTTGCTCCAGTCCCTGATCAAACTTACTCATTTAGAGTTCATTATAATGCAGCACCAGCATTATTAGAGGGGGATGGCACTAATTATATTAGTCTTAACTTTCCAAATGGTCTTTTATATTGCTGTCTATCAGAAGCATATGGATTTTTAAAAGGTCCGATAGACATGTTGACACTATACGAAAATAAGTATAAACAAGAGGTACAGAAGTTTGCTAACGAGCAAGTTGGTAGAAGACGAAGAGATGACTACACTGATGGCGCTGTTCGTATCCCAGTAACCTCGGCAAACCCATAGGAGATAAATTATGGCAATATCATCGGCAATTTGTACAAGTTTCAAACAAGAAATTTTAGTAGGCACGCATAATTTTACTGCTTCAAGTGGTAATACTTTTAAAATAGCATTATATGATAGTGATGCTAGTTTAGGTGCAGGCACAACTGCATATTCAACTTCAGAAGAAATTACAAATACATCAGGATCTGCATATTCTGCAGGTGGTGCAACATTAACAAGTGTTACTCCAACAACTTCTGGAACAACTGCATTCTGTGATTTTGCAGACGTAAGTTTTACATCTGCTTCTTTTACAGCAAATGGTGCATTAATTTATAACGATACACAATCTGACAAAGCTGTTGCTGTTATCGCTTTCGGTGGTGACAAAACAGTATCTAGTGGAACATTTACAATTCAATTTCCAACAGCAGACGCAAGCAACGCAATCATTCGTATAGCGTAAGGAGGGTCAAGTGCCCGACGTTACTTCAGGATGGGGCCGGTTAACCTGGGGACAGGCTAATTGGAGTGATGCCACAACTTTAAAAACAGGTTGGGGTGCACAATCTTGGAATGGTGAAGGTGGTTGGGGAGATCTTTCTGATCAAACAATTACACTCGATGGTCAATCTGTAACAACAAATGTTGGATCTTTTTCTTTTGATTTAACTTCAAATGTTTTTCTTTCTGGTCAAGAAGCAACAGCAAGCGTTGGTGATCTTTCTGTACAAGTAGATTATACAGATATTCCTACTGGATTAGAATCAACATCTAATGTTGGTTCACCTACATTAGAATTTACATATGAACTAAGCGGTCAAGAAGCAACCGCTTCTCCTGGTTCTATTACCATGGGAGTCACATATCTTTTAGAGATGATTGGTGCAAATCACTCTATGACAACAAGCGTTGGCTCTCCAACAATTATAGGTGAAATAGGTGTACCGTTAACAGGTGTGCAGTCTGATTTTGCAACACCTACTTTATCTTACACAGGAACTTTAGTTGGTTGGGGTAGAGATGAATGGGGTGATTTAAGTTGGGGTGAGTCTCCAAATCAAGTTATTGGTTTAGTTGGTGTGGATGCAACAGCTAGTGTTGGATCAATAGCTCCTGCTGATGTTGTTGGATTATCTGGTCAAGAGATTACAACAAGTGTTGGATCTACAACTATTCAACTTGATTCAACTCCAGATATTACTGGTCAAGAAGCAACAGTAGGTCAAGGCACATTAGGTTTAGAATTTGGTCCAGCTGCAATATCAGGAATAGCTGCTACTTCAGGTGTTGGCACATTAGGTTTAGAATTTGGTCCAGCAGAAATAACAGGTGTTTCTGCAACAACAGGTGTTGGAAGTATTGAAATAGGCTCTGTTGAATTAATTGATGTTACTGGAGTAGAAGCAACATCTGCCGTTGGATCATTATCTCCAGATGAAATGTCAATTGGTTTATCAAGTCAAGTAGCAACATCTACTACAGGGTCATTTGATATTGCAGATATTATTCAAGGATTGATTACAGATGAAATTACTTCAACGACAGGTATTTTAGGTATACAACATTATGCTAATATTGACAGCGGCTCAAATACATCGTATAGTAATACAACAACAGGCTCGAATACGTCGTATTCTGATGAAGCTACAGGATCAAATACGTCATACTCTAATAAGACTACGGGCTCAAATGGCTCGTATTCAAATGTTGCAACTGGATCAAATACAAGTTATACTGACGCTGCATAGGAGATAAAATTTATGGCATCTACATATTCGCCTCTAGGTATTGAACTAATGGCAACTGGTGAAAACGCCGGTACATGGGGTACAAAAACCAATACTAACTTAAATATTATAGAACAAATTTCAGGTGGTTTTACACAACAAGCTGTATCAGATTCTGGAGATACAACTTTATCTGTTTCAGATGGCTCAACTGGTGCAACTCTTGCACATAGAATTATAGAATTTACAGGAACAATATCAGCTGGAAGAAATGTAACAATACCTTTAGATGTTCAAAACTTTTATATTTTAAAAAATTCAACTAGTGGTTCTCAAACAGTAACATTTAAATATGCTTCTGGTTCTGGATCTAGTGTAGCTGTTTTAAATGGTAAAACAGTAATAGCTTACGCAAAAGCTGATGATGGCACAAACCCAAATATTGATTCTGTTGCATTAGCAAGTGATCTTGTTGATGACACTTCTCCACAATTAGGTGGTAACTTAGACACTAATTCTTTCATGATCGATTTTGATGATGCTCACGGTATCAGAGATGAAAATGCAAACGAACAATTATTTTTTACTACTACAGGTTCAGCTGTAAATTACTTAAATGTTACAAACGCAGCTACAGGCAATGATCCTAAATTATCTGCTTTAGGTAGTGACTCAAATATAGATTTAGCTTTATCACCAAAAGGAACTGGTGAGGTTGTAGTTGGTACAGGAGCAGCAGATGCAACAATTACATCTAATGGTGCACACAATTTAGTATTAGACACTAATAGTGGTACAAACTCAGGAAATATCACAATCGTAGATGCTGCTAATGGTAATATTACTATTACGCCAAATGGTTCAGGAAACATTGTTCTTGATGGATTGACTTTTCCAAATGCTGACGGATCAGCAGATACATTTTTAAAAACAAACGGATCAGGTACTTTATCTTTTGCAGAAGTATCTGGTGGTACTTCATGGCAAGCTGTAAAAACTTCTGACTTTACTGCAGCTGCAGGTGAAGGATATTTTATAAACACAACTAGTGGTGCAGTTACGATGACATTACCTAGTTCACCAACAATTGGTGATGAAATAGCTTTCATAGATTATGCAGGAACATTTGATACAAATAACTTAACCGTTGGAAGAAACTCAGAGAAAATTAACGGAGCAACAGCAGATTTAACTGTTGCTACAGAAAGAGCAGCGAATACTCTCGTGTATACAGATGGAACACAAGGCTGGTTGCTAAAGAATAATTAAGGAGGTTGAATAATGTCGACCTACAAAGAAATTAAAGGCCAGTTAATAAAACAGGTTAGTTCAGATCCTAGTAATCCTTTAGAAGGACAGATTTGGTATAATACTAGTACTGGTTTTTTAAAAGTATATAAAAACATTGGAGGTGTTTGGTCTTCTGGTGGAAGTTTAAATACAGCAAACACTTACGCTGGAGCAGGAACACAAACAGCCGCTGTTGGTTTTGTAGGATCTAATACTGAAGAATATGATGGATCATCTTGGACTGCAACTAGCTCAATGAATACGGCAAGACAAGCAGCAACAGCTCAAAATGCAACACAAACAGCTGCATTAGCGGCTGGAGGTGCAGTAGGACCATCAATTCAAAGTGTTGTTGAAGAATATAATGGATCTACTTGGTCAGAAGAAGCTGATCTTTCTACTGCTAGAAGACAATTAGCAGGTTTTGGAACTCAAACCGCAGGAGCAGTTAGTGGAGGAGAAACTCCAAGTAGAACAACAGCAACTGAAGAATATGATGGTTCAAGTTGGACTGGTGGTGGTGCTATGAATACTGCTAGAAATGCATTTTCAGCAACTGGAATTCAAACTGCAGGTTTAGCAGTTTCTGGTCAATTTCCAGGAAGCCCTAATATAACTAATGCTGTAGAAGAATATAATGGTACTTCGTGGACAACAGTTAATTCCATAAATACTAAAAGACAATATTCTGCTTCTGTAGGAATTCAAACAGCAGCTTTAACTTTTGGTGGTTATAATGGCACTGCTCTTTCAGCTAAAACTGAAGAATATGATGGGACTAGTTGGACTGAATCATCTGATTTATCAACAGCAAGACAATTACATGGGGGTGCAGGAACACAATCAGCTGGATTAGCTTTTGGGGGACAAACACCTCCTAATACAACTGCAACTGAAGAATATGTAGATCCATCATTTGCAACACAAACTTTAACAACGAGCTAATATGTCAGATTATAAAAATATAATTGGAAAAGGAATAAGATTCTTATCAAGCAATTTGGATAATGATCAAGCTGAAGGACAGATTTGGTATAACAGTACCGATGGTGCCTTTAAGAATGTTTTAATTAATGAAGCGTGGGCTAGTGGTACAAATATGACAACTGCTAGAAGAGATCCAGCAGGTTTTGGAGCTCAAAATGCTGCTGTTGGAGCAGCAGGTTATGGGGGGTCAGGTTACACTAATGTAACAGAAGAATATAATGGTTCAGGATGGGCAGCAGGAACTGCTTATCCTGGAGCTGTAGCATCTATGGGGTCAACAGGTTCTCAAACAGCTGGTTTAGTTTTTGGTGCTTCTGGTCCTGGAACTCCTAATAGTGCAACATTCGAATATGATGGTTCATCTTGGACAGCAGGAGGTAGTTTAGGAACGGGTAGATATGATGCAGCAGGAGCGGGAATACAAACAGCTGCATTAGCTTACGGAGGAAGTATTACCACAAATGTTGAATCTTATAATGGATCAACTTGGACAGCAACAACTGCATTAAATACAGCTAGACGAGGAACTGCTTCTGTTGGAATTCAAACAGCAGCTTTAGCAGCTGGAGGAAAAAATTCACCAAGTCCAACAGCTATAACTTCTAATGTAGAAGAGTGGAATGGTTCATCTTGGACAGAAGTAAATAATTTACCTGCAGCAACTTTTTTAATGGGATCAGCAGGTATACAAACAGATGCTCTAGTTTTTGGAGGATCAGATGGTGCTCCTGTATTAAGCACTACATCTGGTTATGATGGAACAAATTGGTCTGCAAAACCAAGTATGGCAACAGCAAGAGATAGAATTGGAAGTGGACAATATGTTTCTCCATCATCCGCAGCGATAGCTTTTGCAGGTAATGACCCAAATAAAACACTAACAGAAGAATTTACAAGATCAACAAACGTCATCACAGCTGCAGCATGGGCTAGTGGTGGAAATTTACCTACTGTAAAAATGAATCTTGGTTCTACAGTTCCAGGAACTCAAAACGACACTACTGTTTTTGGTGGAAGATCTGCTCCAACAACATTGAATAATGCAACATTCGAATATGATGGATCTAGTTGGTCTTCAGGTGGAGCTTTAAATACTTCAAGATCAGAACTAGGTGGATCAGGAACTACTCCTGCAGGTTTAGCTTTTGGAGGATCAACATCAACGCAACCAGCCACTCCTGGTACTACAGGTGCATCAGAAGAATACAATGGTACCTCTTGGACAAACAGTAATTCAATGAATACAGCTAGAAGAGATGTATATGGTTCAGGAACTCAAACAGCTTCAATTACAGCAGCAGGTTTAACAAATCCAGCTTCAGACTCCAGTAATTCAGAAGAGTATGATGGAACATCTTGGACAGCTGGAAATACTTTAAATACTGCTAGACGAGGTGCTGCTCTATGTGGAACACAAACAGCTAACTTAATACAAGGTGGTGGAAATCCTGTTGATTCAAAAACAACAGCAGAAGAATATGATGGAACAAATTGGTCTAATGCAGGTGTACGTATAACTGGAGCTAGAAATCTATCTGCTTTTGGAACTCAAACAGCAGCATTAGGTTGTGGTGGTTATTCAACTCCTGGAGCAATTATAACAACAACTGAAGGTTATGATGGAACTTCTTTTTCAACAAGACCTTCATTAGCACAAGCTAGACAAACAGCAGCAGGGTCAGGAACTAGTCAATTAGGTTTATTATCAGGAGGTGCAGATGGAGGAGGAAATGCTTATGCAAATGTTGAAGAATTTACTGGTGAAACATCAGCATTAAATGTTAAAACTTTAACAACGAGTTGATAATGAATAGAATTAAGTATATAACAATTAATAATAAGGAGGAGTAACTATGGCACTATTTATATATGGTACTGCTACAAACACTGGAAAAGGATTCTTCACTGCTGAAGATAGAAGAAACTTTTTTCTTAGAGGTTATCCTGCAAACGTTTGGGTCGTTGGTAACAACGAAAAAGGCGCTTTGTGGTTAGCTGAAAAGAACGGTGTTGAAAAGACTAAAGCAGAAGCTCAAGCTCTTGTTACAGCTGAAGTAGAAGCTGCACAAGCTGCGTGGGACGCTTTATCTGATGAAGAAAAAGCTGCACCAGGAAATTTAGGAAGACCTCAAGATATTACTCTCCCATAAAGGAATTTAATAAATGTCTGACTACGAGAGTATACATGGTACACGGGTAAAATATTTAACTTCGGATCCAACGTTAGATTCGACGACCGAAGGACAGGTGTGGTATAACTCGGCTTCAGGTACAAACAAAACATTAGTGCAGATTAAAGCTTGGTCTAGTGGTGCAGATATAGCAACACCTCGAAGATATTTAGCAGGTTGCGGACTACAAACTTCAGCGCTTGCTTTTGGAGGATTAAATCCAGGCAGTAATTTAAATTCAACAGAAGAATATTCTGGTTTTACTTGGAACACTGGAGGAAATTTAGGAACTGCTGTTGCAAGACATGGAGGTGCTGGAACTCAAACAGCTGGATTATCATTTGGTGGACAATCAACAGGAATTACAACTCAAACTGAAGAGTATAATGGTTCTTCATGGACCACTGGTGGAGCTATGAATACTGGTAGAAGTTTATTAGCTGGAGCAGGATTACAAACTGCGGGTCTTGCTTTTGGAGGAAATGAACCAGCACTTTCAAATAAAACTGAAGAATATGATGGATCCTCTTGGACAGCGAGTGGAACTTTAAATACAGCAAGAAAAATTTTAGCAGGTTGTGGTACACAAACAGCAGGTTTAGCTTTTGGTGGAACTCCTGGTTCTGGTAATTTAGCAGACACTGAAGAATACAATGGAAGTTCTTGGACAGCTTCAAATGATTTAAATACTGCAGGGAATGGTTTAGCAGGAGCAGGAACACAAGATAACGCTTTGGCTTTTGCAGGTTCAGGCCGTCCAACTGCAACTGAAGAATACGATGGAACACTTTGGACAACATCACCAGCTACTTTAGCAAGTGGTAGACAATTACTTGGTGGTGCAGGAACAAGAGCAGCAGGTTTAGGATTTGGTGGATATGGAGTTCCCGTATCTGCAAAAACAGAAGAATACAACTCGAACATTAATGCTTTTACATCAGCGGCATTTGCTAGCGGTGGTGCTTTATCTAATTCTAGAGCACAGTTTGGTAGTGCAAAACATGGAACTCAAAATGCTGGATTAGCATTTGGAGGTTTTAATTGGCCTAACACAAATAGATCAGAAACTGAAGAATATGGTGGTTCATCTTGGACATCAGGTGGTGCTTTACCTGCAGGACAAAGGCAAATGGGTGGCACAGGAACTCAAACAGCAGCTTTAGGTTATGGTGGTCAACCTGGTTTTCCTAATACTACGACATTAGAATATAACGGTTCATCTTGGACATCAGGTGGTGCTTTAAACTCAGGTGGTAATTTTATGTATGGTTCTGCATCAGGAACTCAGACAGCTGGATTAAGGTCAGGTGCAGGTACTGCAGCAAGCACTACTGTAGAAGAATATGATGGTAGTTCTTGGACATCAGCTAATGCTATGTCAGTTGCAAGGGTAAATACTTTTGTTGATGGAGCACAAACAGCTACAATAGTAACAGGTGGTGAAGCTCCTGCTGCGCCTGATGCAAATAGTAGTGTAACTAGACTTACAGAAGAATATGATGGAACTAATTGGTCATCTGGAGCATCTTCAATTTTCTTTTTAGCAAGTGGTGGAGTAAGTGGAGGAGCAGCTGCACCAACAGCATTAATGATAACTGGAGGTGATGGTCCTGAAGTAACAAATAACACTGGTGCTACACAAGAATATGATGGGACAGCTTTTACAAACACTGCAAATTTAGCAACTCCTAGAAGACAACTTAACGGTGGTGGAACACAAGCAGCAGGATTAGTTTTTGGTGGAACAGAAGCTAGTACAACTGCATTAACTGCAACAGAAGAATACACAGGTTCAACTTCAACAGTTACAGCTTCTACATTGACAACTAGTTAATAATAGTTATATTAGCTAACGAAAGGATTATTATGACAGAAAAAAGAAATATACATGCGTTAATAGAAAAAGAAGCACCAAGTTTAAATAATTTATTAGATCCAGAAGACGTCAAAGAGTTTAAGGCTATGACGTCTGAGCTTAGAGATACGTGGACTAAAAAACAAGTATTTAGAACAGAGACAGAAATGAGAATGTCTGTGTTACAAGATGCGAAGTATCCAACTAAAGCTGCAAAGTATTGGCAGTGTGTTAGAGAACAAAACGTGTTTTTAGAAAACTTAATGAGTCTATCATTTGATTGTAGAAGATCAGAGGCTAAAGTTAAATGGTTAGAGAAAAAAGTTGAAACTGAAACCGACGAATACAAATTAGAAAAATATAAAATAGATCTTGACGAAGCTAGATATGGTTTAGCTAATATGCAATTAGTTGCTAAAGATAGAATGAGAGAGATTAAACTTTGGTCTGCACTTAAAAAAGAATTTGACGATGGTTCTTTTGATACACAAGATGTAAATAGACATCAATTAGATTCTTATCATTTAGTTATGAAGAATAAAGCAGAGACTTTAACATCTGGTTCAAGTCAGCCCGAAGTATTTAATGTATTGGGTCAATTACAAACAATTGAAAGAGTTAAGAAATCTGGTGAAATGATTTACAACAAGAAAGAACAGTTAACTAGTGACCTTGGAGCAAAAGAAAAATAAACAATTATTTTTTTTAGTTGCACTTCCTAGATCTGGCAATACTTTATTTACAAGTATTATTAATCAAAACCCAGATATAGTTTGTACACCTAATTCAATAACATTAGAAATAATAAAAGATTTATTCTTGTTAAAAAATACTGATGTATTTTTAAATTATCCGGATCATAAATCTTTAAATAATGTTTTAGATGTTGTTTATGATACGTACTATAAAGACTGGACACAACAATATATTATAGATCGTGGACCTGTGATGACTCCTGGTAATCTTCAATTAATGCAAAAACATTACAAACGTCCTTTTAAATGTATAGTAATACTTAGAGATTTAATGGATGTGTTAGCTTCGTATATGAAATGGTACACGAAAAATCCTGATGCATTTCCTAATAGATATAACTTAAAAAACGATGAAGAAAAATTAAGTATGCTTATGAATAAAGAGGGTGCTATTGCAAAAGATTTGGAAGCGATAAAAAATGCATTTAATTATCCCGACATTTGTTGTTTTGTAAAATACGATGACATGGTTACAAATCCAGAACAAGAGTTTAAAAAAATATATCGGTTTATAAACTTACCTTATTATAATCATAAGTTTGAAGACTTGAAACAAGTTGAGGTTAATGGTATGAGTTACAACGATAAGATTGTAGGAAAGAATATGCATAAGATAAAAACAGTTGTTAGAAAGGAATACAACCCTTATATAGAAAAAATTCCAGAAAGGATTAGACAAAAATATGGACACATCAGATTTTAAATTTATATTTTTAGGTCAATCTGTATTGAGGTATCAAGTGCCACTAGATGTGTTTAATATAATAAATCATATTTATGAAACAAAATATCCTGAACTTAAACCTGCTAACAAACAATTAGTTGGTAAGATAGAGAAAGAACATAGTTTATTTTTTGATGGTCAAGATAGTGAAAAGATGACTAGACATAATCATTTACCACAAAATGTATTACAATGGTTTCATCAAAAATTTACACACTACTTACAATGGAACAAAGTAAAAGAATATGAAATGCATTTAAATTCTGTGTGGGTTAATCAAATGTTTCAACACGAATACAATCCAGTGCACGTGCATCAAGGATCATTGTTTACGGGTTTATCTAGTGTGATGATTTTAAAACTACCACAAAGTTTTGGTGTAGAATATTCATCACCAGAGGCACCACAAAATGGTAGATTACAAATATTAGGTTCAGCATCTGGTCAGTTTTCAAATATAGATTATCAACCAGAAATTTCTGAAAGAGATTTTTTTATATTTCCATATGACATGAGACACTGTGTTTACCCTTTTAACGGACCAGGATATAGAAGAACTTTAGCAGCAAACATGGACGTTACTTATGATCAAATTAAAAACAGAGGAGTAACTTGATGTACGAAAACAGACACATCACAGAACCTAAATGGAAGAGTTGGATAATACAAACAACTACACCATTATTTACACCAGATCAATGTAGACAGATTATAGAATGTGGTAGAAGACAACCACCACAACAAGCACAAGTTGGTATGAGTAAACCTGGAGGTGGCACAGACACAAAGAAAAGAGTCACAACAATATCATGGATACCATTTCAAGAAATGGGACACATGTATCGTGATCTTAATAATTTTATACAAAAAGCAAATGAAAATCATTTTGGGTTTGGAGATATACAGGTTACAGAGAATGCACAGTTTACAGAATATCCAGAAGGCGGGTTCTACGATTGGCATATGGATTGTGATGTGAACATGCAACACGAACCACCTGTAAGAAAAATATCAATGACATTATTATTGAATGATCCGTCAGAATTTGAAGGTGGTGATTTAGAACTAATGGCTCCAGGTAAATTTGCAGAACTTAAACAAGGTCATGCTATTTGTTTTGCATCATTCTTAAATCACAGAGTCAATCCTGTAAAGAAAGGTGTGAGGCAATCTCTTGTTGTTTGGTTTGGAGGTAAACCTTTTAGATGATTAAAGAACAATTTTTTCCAACAAATATATATGGCAAAGATGTAAAGTTAGATAATCAATTATTTGAAAAAGAAATAGTTGAATGGTCTAAACGAGATCCTGGTGTTAAAAAAACAAACCGTAATGGTTGGCACTCAACAACTGAAATGCATAAAATTCCTGTGTTTCAACCTTTGGTAAATGAATTATTTGTAATGATGCAAGATATATGGAAAGAAGAATGGCTAGATAGAGAACCTCTGTTAGGTAATATGTGGGCTAATATAAATCCACCAGGTGGGTACAACGCTCCACACATACATCCCAATAGTTTATTTAGCGGTGTGTATTATGTAAAGACTCCAAAAGATTCAGGTAACTTAGTTTGTAATGAACCAAGAGCAGGAGCACAATTAAATATGCCAGCAAGAAAACCTGGAAAACCACCAAAAGAATTATGGAGAGAAGTGCATTTAGAACCAAAAGAAGGTAGAATTATAATGTTTCCATTTTATCTTTGGCATAATGTTGAACCTAATTTATCTAATGATATAAGAATATCAGTAAGTTTTAATTTTATACAAAATGGCTTTCAATAAATATCAAGTAATCAAAGGTGCGCTCAACTACGAGTTAGCTAATTTTATATTCAACTATTTCTTACTTAAAAGAGATGCTGTTCAATGGATGTATCAAAACAATATTACATATGATACAGGATTACACGGAACATGGTCTGACCAACAGGTTCCAAATACATACAGTCATTATGCAGATCAAGTTATGGAAACACTGTTAGTCAAGATGCTACCAGTCATGGCTAAAGAAACAGGTCTTAATCTAGTGCCTACATATTCGTACGCTAGAATATATAAAAAAGGCGATATATTAAGACGTCATAAGGATAGACCTTCTTGTGAGATATCTACCACGTTGAACCTAGGTGGAGATCCATGGCCCATATTTATTGATGGTACAGGGGCTGACAGCGTCATAGACGAGTATAAACAGATACATAAGCCCAATGCTCCAGAAGGCACGAAAGTCTTGCTTGATGTAGGAGATATGCTAGTATATAGTGGTTGTGAATTAGAACATTGGAGAGAACCACTTGAAGGTGATGTCTGTGCGCAGGTATTTCTTCATTATAACCATGTAGATGGTCCTTTTGCTGAAAAGAATAGGTTCGACAAGAGGCCGATGTTAGGTATTCCACCAATGAGGAATATGTAATATAATGAGGTTATATGCTACAAAAAATAGGGTTTCAACCTGGTATCAATAAACAAATCACACCTACAGGCGCAGAAGGTCAATGGATTGACTGTGATAATGTTAGGTTTAGATATGGCACACCTGAAAAAATAGGTGGTTGGTCACAACTAGGATCAGATAATCTTACAGGTGCAGGACGTGGTTTACATCATTTTGTAAATAGTGCAGCTAGAAAATATGCGATCATCGGAACAAACAGAATTTTATATGCATACTCTGGTGGTGCTTATTATGACATACATCCAATTAAATCTACAAACACTCTTTCTAATGCATTTAGCACGACTAACGGATCAGCAATAGTAACTATAACTTTTGCTGGTGATCACAATATATCTGAATCAGACATTATCTTATTAGATAATTTTTCTTCAATAACTAATTCTAACTTTAGTGCTTCTGATTTCGATAATAAAAAATTTATGGTAACAAGTGTACCAACTTCTACAACACTAACTATTACAATGCCATCAAATGAATCTGGATCAGGTGCATCTACATCTGGTGGTATAAGAGTTCAACATTATTATCCTGTAGGACCAGCTGTACAAGCAAAAGGTTTTGGTTGGTCTCTTGGATCTTGGGGTGGTGAAGATGTAGGTGCAGCTACAACTACTTTATCTGCAGGTATCAATAGTTCACAAACAACAGGTATTATATTAGTCAACGATGCTTTGTTTCCAACAGCAGGTACTAGTTTTGTACAAATAGGAAGTGAGGAAATATCTTACACAGGTATTAGTGCAACAAAAGAATTAACAGGTGTTACAAGAGAAGTAAGAGGCACAAGTGCTGCAACACATAGTGCTGGAGCAACTGTTACAAACTCATCAGATTATGTGGCATGGGGTGAAGCTGCATCAGGAGACTTAGTTATTGAACCAGGTATGTGGTCACTAGATAATTTTGGTGACAAAGCTATTTGTCTAATTCATGACAGTGCTGTATTTGAATGGAACTCTGCAGCGGCAGACGCAACAAACTCAAGAGCAACTATTATATCTGGTGCACCAACTGCATCACGACACATGTTAGTATCTACACCGGATCGTCACTTAGTATTTTTTGGAACAGAAACAACTATTGGTGATACGTCTACACAAGATGATATGTTTATTAGATTCTCTGACCAGGAAGATATTAATACTTATACACCTACAGCGACCAATACAGCTGGTACACAAAGATTGGCTGACGGATCACAGATCAGAGGAGCAATCAGAGGTAGGGATGCAATCTATGTTTGGACTGATACAGCATTATTTACACAACGTTTTGTTGGTCAACCGTTTACGTTTGCGTTTGCACAAGTTGGAACTAACTGTGGACTTGTTGGACAGAATGCTTGCGTTGAAGTTGATGGTTCTGCATATTGGATGTCAGAAAATGGTTTCTTTAGATATGCTGGTAAACTAGAGTCACTACCTTGTTTAGTAGAAGACCATGTATACGATGATATAAATTTAGATTCTGGTAACCAAATGGTATCAGCAGGATTAAATAATTTGTTTGGTGAAGTAATATGGTTTTATCCTACATCTTCATCATCAGTTGTAAATAGAATGGTTGCATATAATTATTTTGATTCATCACCACAAAGACCAGTGTGGACTGTTGGAACTTTAGCTAGAACAATGTGGCGTGATTCTGCTGTATTTGGATTACCGCATGCACTAGAATACGATGCAGATACAGATACATCTTTTGATGTTGTGGGCAACACAGAAGGTAGAACAACATACTATGAACACGAAACAGGGACTGATCAAGTTAAAGGTGGAACAGTAACTGCAATTACTGCTAACATATTGTCTGGAGATTTTGATATTACACAATCAAGATCAGCTACAGGACAATCAACAGGTGTTGCAACCTTTAGAGGAGATGGTGAATTTATAATGAAAATAAGAAGATTTATACCTGACTTTATATCACAAACAGGTAACACAAGAGTAACACTAAATTTAAGAAACTTTCCTAATGATACAGCTTCAGGTTCTTCTCTTGGGCCTTTTGATGTTACAACGTCTACACAAAAAGTAGATACACGTGCAAGAGCTAGAGCTATTGCATTAAAAGTAGAAAACACATCAACAAGTCAAAGTTGGAAGTTAGGAACTTTTAGATTAGATACACAACCAGACGGAAGAAGATAATGGCAAAAATTGTACAAGTATTAACAAGACCTGCACCTGAGTATGATTTGGGTACAGCAGAAGCACAAGTTAGAGATCTTGATGCGATTGTAGAAAAATTAAATACAACGTTTCAAGAAGAATTAAAAGATGAGGTAGAAGCACAAAACTTCTTTTTAAATTAATGGCAAATAGTTTTATAAATAAAAAAGTAGACTTAACGACAACAGATTTAACTACACTGTATACAGTGCCAAGTTTCAAAGCTGCTGTTATAAAATCATTGTTAGTATCCGAGGACGCTGGATCAGGATCTACTATAACAGTAACATTAGTAAATGCTAGTGGTGCTATTTTTAATTTGTTTAAAGATAAATCAATAGCATCAAAAGCTACAACAGAACTTTTATCTCAACCTCTAATTATGGAGGAAAGTGAGATATTAAAAGTACAAGCTGCTGACGCGAATGAGCTGCACGTCATAGCCTCTATATTAGAAATACAGCCAAGAGAGGTAGTATCATAATGCAAGTAATAAAACCAGCAAAAGTAGAAACAACATATAGACACAAGGAAACTGGAGAGCTTTTTAAGGAGAGAAAAGACTGGGAAGCTAAAGGTTATAAGGAAAAAGACATGGCTCAAGACGTAAATGTTGTCATGCCAAGTCTTGATTTATTTAGTAAAACAAAATAGAATAGTACAATGGCCATAACAAGATCACAACAAGCAAGACAACTATATAGAATCGGAGGCTTCGGCGGACGAGCAAAAGAAGGTTCCGTTGAAAGACCTGGCGGTAGTTCTAATAGAGAAAGAGGTATAACCCAAAGAGGTGCAGGACCTGGAGGAACTACAGGTAGAATAGATCGTCCACAATCAGATCCTAGACCAGCTTTTGAAATGATAGGTGGTGAAAAAGTTAATGTAGGAGACACTCTTGGTAGACAAAGAGCTTTAGAAAGATCAAATGTTTTTCAACGTCCTAAAAGGTTTCAAGGTATAAGAAGTTTAGCTTCTAAATTTAACCCATTATCTTTTCTGTTAGGATTAGTAAATCCTGGTTTAGGTATAGCCTCTAGATTTTTTACTCAACAAGCGCCAGAAACTTTACAAACATTTAAAGATTCTCCAACATTAGTAGATTTTTTTAAAAATATGAGAAAAGATGATGACCCGCCTGTTTTTGTAGACTCGGGAAGAGGTAGTGGTCTTAGACCAACCGTAGATGATATAATTATTTCAAAAAGAAAACCTATTAATGTTGTTATTGATGATGACATGAGTTTAGTTCCAGACAGAGGTTTATTAGAAGTGCCTGGAATACCTATGACACCTTATCAAGAAGATGTTATAGAAGATCAAAATTACGACGAACAACTTGGTGACATTAGAGATATAATGGCAGCAGACGGCGGTATGATAGGTGGAGGCATCATGGATGCTGCAGGTAGACAAAATTATTTCTTAGGTAAATTAGTTAAGAAAGCAACAAGAGCTGTTAAGAAAATAGTTAAGAGTCCTGTTGGTAAATTAGGATTAGGGGCTGCACTTGCTTTTACACCTTTTGGTAAAGAAACCTTAATACCGTTTATAATGAAAAATAAAAAACTAGCTGCAGCAGCAGGATTAATAGGAGCACCTTTTATATTTGGAGATCAAGATGATCAACAACAACCATCAGGATTTACAGGATCAGTTGGTGGTCAAATAGATCCAAAAGCATATACAGATCCTTATGGTGTATTATTTGGTGCTTTCAAAGCTGAAGGTGGATCTATGAAAGATGAGCCAGTAGCTAAAAGAACTATGCCACTATTAGATATGGGTGGACAAGAAATGGATTTAAGAGCTGAAGGTGGCTTCGTGCCGATAGGTAGAATGGAAAAGGCTGACGACGTGCCAGCTAGACTATCTAAAAATGAATTCGTATTCACAGCTGATGCTGTAAGAAACGCAGGTGACGGAGATGTGGACAAAGGCGCAGAAGTCATGTATAACATGATGAAAAACCTCGAAGCCGGAGGTGAAGTATCCGAAGAATCGCAAGGCTTAGAAGGCGCACGTAACATGTTTCAAACAGCAAAAAGATTAGAGGATGTAGTATAATGGCTATACAAGAGACTAGAACATTACCCGCACCATTCGTAGATAAATTAGGCACGGACCTTGCAACACAGATCACGGCCCAAGCACAAGTACCTGTTGTTGCACCAGGAACAGGTGGTATATCACAATTAGCAGGTGAATCAGCAGCAGACTTTGCAAAAAGACAACAAGCAGCACAACAATTTGATATTAGACAACAGAGTTTAGCAGGACTTGCACCAGAAGTTGCAGGTTTAAGTCAATTAGAAAAAGATGCTAGAACAACAGCACAAGCTGGCATTGGATCATTTCAACCATTCGTACAAGCAGCACAAACACAAGCAGGAACTGCTGGAGGAATATTAGGACAAGCAGGAACAACGTTAGGTGGTGTTCCATTAGGAGCACAAGCTTTTCAACAAGACGTATCTCAGTTTATGTCACCATATCAATCACAAGTGATTGATGCATCATTAGCAGAATTTGATCGTAATACAGCTATGAGAGAGCAAAGTATACGAGATCAACAAGCCGCTTTGGGTGCGCTCGGCAGTGGTCGAGCGGGAGTGCAACTCGCAGAGTTTGGCACAGGGGCTGCAAGAGAACGTGCATTATTACAAGCAAATCTATTGCAGCAAGGTTTTGGACAAGCACAAGCTGCAAGACAACAAGACATACAAAATAGATTTGGTTTAGGACAAGCACAAGCAGGATTAGCAGGACAACAATTAGGACAAGCACAATTTCAAACAGGACTAGCATCATTAGTTCCTGGATTACAAAGAGCAGATGTCGGACAACTTGGAGCATTGGGCGCAATCGACAGATCATTAAGCCAAGCACAACTTGATGCAGATAGACAGGCAAGACAACAAGCAGCGTTTATGCCTCAACAACAATTAGATAGATATGCTTCACAAGTAACAGGTTTAATGGGTGGTTATCCAGGTGGAACAAGGCAGGAGTTCATACCACAACCTACACCACTACAATCTGCTCTAGGTATCGCAACAACACTAGGGGGCCTATATTTAGGATCTAGATAATGAGAAGTAGAACATTAAAAAGACCAATGTTTAGAATGGGTGGTTCATCAGGAACTGGTATTACATCAGGACTTGATAGACCTGGATATCAACAAGGCGGTGGAGCCGATGCTAGATTTTTTATTCAAAGACCAATGACACCATCAGCACCAGCTGTTGATAAAAAACCAACAGGTCTTGGTCTTGGGACAATACCAGGATTCATAACACAGTTTGGTTTAAATCTTGCAAGTCAAGCACCTACAGGAAATATATTTTCTACAGCTGCTGCAGCTGCAAAAGAACCATTTGAAACTTTCCAACAAGCTAAGTTTGCAGAAGCAAAAGAAGAGCGAGAGTTTGAAAGAGACAAGCAACTGCAGTTATTAAAAAATTTGGATGAAGATAGTAGAATTCAAATACAAAAAGAAGCACAAGTTTTAGCTGACAATCCAGAAAGTGAATTCTTTGGTGAATACAATAAGGCCTTAAATATGTTAGCGCAGAAAAAAGTATATGGTGTACAATTTATGCCAGGTGAGGAACGTAAAAAAGCAATTGATGCAAACACACAAACAATAGCTCAAAACATGAGAGTAAATACTTTGGTTGCTAAAAGAATGGCAACTTTTGAATATGATTTTGATAGCATACAAAAGAAAAATGATGATCTTTCGTTTGATGTTGAAGATCCTTACTGGAATCCTGGTAGAAAAACTTACAAAGAGGGTTTCACTTATCATGATGCAATTTCAGGTAAATATTTTACGAGAGATTCAAGTGCACCAGGCGGTGAGGGCGTGCCACAAGGATTTGTTGCAGTAGAAATTAATACGTAGGATAAACTATGGTACAAAAGTACGATAGATTCGCAATCCAAGAGCCAGAAACAGAAACTAATTTAGCTGTATCCGTTGCATCAGGAATAGGTTCTGGTTTAATTAAAATACCTTTAGGTTTAGTTTCAGTAGCTGCAGAAATATATGATGCTACGCAAGGTGAGGGTGTTACTTATGATGACAGTGCTGTCGCAAGATTAGAAAAATTTATTGACGAGAGTGTTGTAGGAGATGTTATTAATGGTTTAGAAGATAAAGCAAGAGATACAGCAGCAGGTAGAATAACAGAAGCATTAGTACAAGTTGGTGTCCCTGCAGCAAGAGCTGCAAAGATAGCTGGTAACATATCGGTAAAGGTAATTAATGGTATACAAAAAGGTAAAAGAGTTTCAGCAACCGGTAAACAAGGTAAAAATTTATTAAAAGGTGCACAGAAAGCAAACGAATTAAACAGAGCAGCAAGATATTCTAAATACGCTGCAACAAGTGTAGGTGGTGCTGGTGGAGCAGCTTTGGTTTATGATATAGAAGACATCGGAACTTTTGGTGATATAGCTCCAGGTATAGGAACAGGTTTAGATAGAGATGCTACAAAAGATACAGAAGATGATGCTGTTAGAAGATTAGAAAACAGAGCAAAGTTTTTTGCAGAAGGTATTTTACTAACACCTTTTGTTTATGGTATCGGACAAGGTGCAAAATTTCTTGGTAAAAAAGGTAAAGAACTTGCATATAGTAATTCTAAATTTGAAAGAATACTAGATAAATTTGCATCTACGTTTAGACCTAGAAGTAAAAAATCACAAGAATTATTTGAAGCACAAATGAGAGTTGAAGGACAAGAAGGTGCAGCAGCTATTGTTGCAAAAGATTTAGTAAGAGACATAGATGATTCTTTTAAAACTATATTTGATAAATCATTTACAGCAGCTGAAAGAGTAAAAAATACAGATGCTATATTAGAGGGTATGGATGGTTTAATTAGAACAGGTAAAGACACCATTGTAAATAATGAAGTTGTTTTTAGAAACTTTGATAAAAAAAGATTAGCAGATTTTAAAAAGTCACTAACTAATATTAAAATACCTGCAGCAAAACAAGATGAGTTAATAGCTGCAGTTACCAATTCTAAAAAAGCTTTTAACAGATTACAGACAGACTTGTTACAAGGTGGTAATCTAACTACAACAAACAAAGAAGAATTATTAAATTTTTTTAGTCAAAGATTAAATTCAACCTTATCAAACGATTACAAGATATTTCAAAACAATAAAGTATTTAAAACAACAAACTACATACCTGCAGATGAAAAAAGACAAGCCGTTGCACAGGTGTTTATGAATTATGCAAAAAACAATAAAGTTAAAAATTATGGAGAAAAAGAGGCATTACTAGATGTAGATAGAGTTCTTGAAAATGTAAAAATGGACCCAGTAACAAAGTCACCAGTATTTAAATTTGAAAGCAAGAGTGCTTTGTACGATGGTGTAGTGCAAGAAATAAATATTTCAAAAATGATTTCTACAAATAAATTTGATCCACAAGATTTAATTACAGGTCAAAAAGATCTAAAAGCATTTAGAGAATTATTTGGTGAGATAAAAGATGCAAGAAGAACAATTATAAATAATATGCAGTCCATGGCATCGATTACGGCCAGAGATAAGTTTTATAATACAATAGTGCAAAGTGGTAAGATTGTTTTTGATAACCCTACACAAGCACAATTAAATCTACCTAATAGACCTGGATACACCATGTCAAAAAACGGTATGCAGATAAAATCACCTCTTGGTGAAGAGATATATACTAATCCTATGAATGGTAAATTTACATCATCAGAGTTTGAACAAGCTATAAAATTTGCAGAAGAAATGCCTTTAGATAGTTTTATGAAATCTAGTTTGTATAGATATCTAATAGCAGTGCCAAAAGCAGGAGCACAGGTTGCTAAAACAGTATTAAGTCCATTTACACACATGCGTAACTTTACAAGTGCTGTTGCATTTAGTGCAGGCACAGGTAATTTATTTAAAGACCCTAGATTTATTTTAAGAAGTTTTAAACAATCGTTTAATACAATACAGCCACAAATAGCTTATAGAAACTTACCAGAAGACCAGGCATTCTATAGATTTTTATTAGATGAAGGTGTGGTTAACTCAAGTTCTACATTTCAAGATGTACAAGGATTATTAAAAGATATCGCAAAAGGTGGGGACTTTGTCGAAAGAGCTTTTGGTAAACTAGGTAAGAGAATGAATAAAGTGTTTAGAGGAGCACAAGATTTATATGTTGCAGAGGATGACTTTTACAAAATATATAATTATCTTGCAGAGTTTGATAATTTAAAAAATGCTTATAAAGGAACAAGACCTGACATAGAATTAGCAAAACAAGCTGCAAGTATTGTTAGAAACACAGTGCCAAACTATGCCTATGTATCAGATTTTATCAAAGGTTTACGTAGATCACCTCTTGGTAACTTTGTATCGTTTCCTGCTGAAATTATTAGAACAACATTTAATATTACAGAACAAGGATTAAAAGAATTAGCAGACCCTGCACTACGTAATATTGGTGCAAGAAGATTAATAGGTTTAGGAACAACTTTAGCTATTATACCACCAACAGTCGTTGAGGCATTTAGAGGTATGTATGGTATTACAAGAGATGAGTTAGCAGCTATGAGAAGATTTTTACCTGAGTGGTCTAGAGAATCTACAATTCTACCTAATAAAGATAAAGAAGGTAATTTATATTATACAGATTTTAGTCACGGTTTTGCTTATGATACAGTTGTAAATCCTATTCAATCTGTCATAGCAAACGTAGAGGCTGGTAAAGAACAACCTTTAATACAAGGAATGGTGCAAGGCACGACAAGAGCATTAGGTAGACTTCTTGATCCATTCATCAGTGAATCTATCTGGGTTCAGGCATTAAACGATTTATATTCAAGAGGTGGTAAAACAGATACAGGTTCAGAGGTGTGGAACCCGAGAGACTTTGAAGGAGATAAATACGCAAAAGGTATAAAGCATTTAGTTGAAGCTCTTGCACCATTGTCATTACCACAAATATCAAGAACTATAAAAGCAGGTATCTATGGAGAGGACCCTGAAACAGGAAGAGATCTAACTCTAACAGGTGAACTTGGTGGTTTCTTTGGATTTAGAAATCAGAAAATGGATTTTGAAGAATCTCTTGGTTACAAGATATCTGATTACAACGGAGCATTAAGAGATAGTAGAAAATTTTTACCAAGACCAAGAGGTAATGTAGATGCACAAGATATACTAAAAGAGTTAGTTAAAGGAAATGCATCTTGGTTTGAAGCACAAAAAGATATGAAACAAGATATCGAAGCCATGAAAACTTTGGGATACACTGATCAACAAATAGGAACTATATTTGATAGACGTGGTAAAGGTAAAGATTTTAATGCGATTCGTGCAAATAGATTTTCACCTTTTGATATACCTGAAGGATTAATTGATGAGTACATTAGAAACGCACGAGCAAATGGATATGCAAATCCTATGAACACAACCACATTTGGAGCTATTAACAGCATACTTAGAGAACTAAATAAATTATACTTAGATAATGATTTTCCACTTGATTTAATTAGAGAGTTTACAATAGGTAGTGCACCTCCTTTACCACAGATGCCACAACCTGTTGTAAATAATAAAGCTACAGCGCAGGTGGTGAATCCAAATACTAACTTGACACAGACAGAGACTGCGTTATTATCACCAGAAGAACAAGTAATAGCGAGTAGAACATAATGGCAAAAAAATCGGCATTACAAAAAATTGAAGATCACGAAAAGCTTTGCAGAATAATGCAAAAGCAGACCTTTGAACAAATAAAAGAAATCAAAGAACGTGTAACAAGGATGGAGAGAATGATCATGGGTGGAGGCGGAGCTATAATACTTGCCTTGATCATGAACATGATACAATGAATCTAAGTCGTAACTTTACCCTTCAAGAATTAATTAAATCTGACACTGCGATCAGGTTGGATATAAATAACAATCCAAACTCAGGTCAAATAGAAAAACTAAAAGCACTTTGTGAAAATATTTTACAACCTGTTCGGGACCACTTCGGCAGAGTAAAAGTAACTAGCGGATTCCGTAGCGAGCAGCTGTGTCTAAAAATAGGTAGCTCAATCAACAGCCAACATGCCAAAGCCGAGGCCGCAGACTTCGAATGTATGGGTACAGACAATGCAGAATTAGCAGATTGGATTAATCAAAACCTAGACTACGATCAATTAATATTGGAGTTCTACACTCCTGGTGAGCCAAACAGTGGATGGATACATTGCAGCTATACATCTGACCAACCAAGAAAACAATTCTTGCACGCATACAAATCAGAGGGAAAAACTAAATACAAACCTGTGATTGGAAAAGCAAAAGATCTAGTTTAAATCCAGTCTTTCAATTCTTCACCCATGACTTCAGATGCAATATTTATTTTATCTCTTAAAGCCTTCACAATCTTCTCATCGACGGTGTCCTCGCAAATCAGATCGATATAGGTTACTGTCTTCTTTTGTCCTATTCTGTGTGCTCTGTCTTCTGATTGCAGTCTCTTTTCTAGGTCGTAACCATTAGAATAATAAATTACGGTGTTAGCCTGTGTAAGTGTAATACCATATCCACCTGTTTGTGGTGTACCAACTAAGAATCTACACTCAGGATTATTTTGAAACTTACGAATATTATCTTGTCTATCTTCTTGTGCAGTTAATCCATAATAATCAACCACGGATCCCGGACCATATTTTTTAGTTATCTCTTCTATAATTCCTTTTATATCTTTCTGATAGTTAGCCCATATAATAGCTTTACCATCCATGTCTTCAAGTATGGACATCAGCTCTGGCATTCTATTACTTTCAACTTGTTGTTCTGAACCATCATCAGCAGTAAAATGACCACAAGTAATTTGATGTAAACGCATTAGCTGTGTTAATACAGTCATAGTTGTAGATACTTTACCATTTAATACAGCCATAGCTGCTTTCTTCATTTGTTCATACACTTTCTTTTGTGCAGGTGTTAACTGTATATGACGTTTAATAAAATTTTTTGGTGGCAAATCTAAACAATCTTCTTTCAATACTCTATAAGAAAAATCTTTTACTTTGTCAGATAACTCTGATAAGTTTTGAAATTTGTGCACCACTTGTATTGATCTACCTCTTACGTGCATTGTTTTCATAATAGCATATCTATTTCTAAAAGAATAATACGATGCATGATCTAATAAATAAGGATCTAAAAAATAACATTGAGTGTATAGATCCAAAGGATTTTTTGTTATAGGAGAACCTGTCATTATTCTTTTATATTTAGCAAGGTCACCTAGTCTTATAATGTTTTTAGTTCTTTGTGCTGTAGGTGTCTTAATAGTAGTAGACTCGTCAATTGCCATCATAACTTTGTGTGAGTTTAAAAACTTAGTTGCAAACTTTACACCTTTATCTGTAGATAAAGCTTCAACATTCATAATTAAAACATGAAACGCAGTTTCTATTTCAAACAATGTTTCTAATTTTTCTTGTTGTGCTTTTGTAATATTAGATTGCCATAACACAGTTACATTTTCTATATGATTAGGTAAGTGCGTAGGTAATTCTTGTTCGTACCAAGTTTTAACAACACCTTTTGGTGCAATAATTAAAGCACCGTCTATCTTGCCTTTGTCATACAACATAGCAAGATTATCAATCAATACTTTTGTTTTACCCGTACCCATTTCCATAAAGTACGCAAAGTTTTCTTTGTTCCAAGATTTTTCCAATGCAGTTAATTGATGTGCATATGGCTTGGTTTTAAATTTATAATTCATTTTATTTTCTTCTTTCTATTGACATAAATATAAAGGATGTTATATGATTTGTCAATGTCAGAAAGTAATAAATACGAAAGTATAAAAAATAATTATACGTCTACTGTATATGTGATACAGGAAATTCCTGGAACACAAGCAGGCAATCCTAAAATAAATATTATGGGTGCGTCTCAATACGGACAATTTAAATTTTTACTACCAGAGTTTTCACAAATGATTTTTTCTCCTGGTCCACTTATTTATAAGTTAAGACAAGGACTTAAAGATTATAAAGTTAGAGATTATTTATTACTAACAGGTGATCCTGCAATCATAGGTGTTGCATGTTCTATTGTATCTGACATAACACATGGTAAATACAATGTGTTAAAATGGGATAAACAAGAAAGAAAGTATTATCCTATTGCTATTAATTTATACGAGAAAGGAGAAATAGATGGCAATTAATTTTGAAGCAGATCAACAAGATGCAATGACAAAGACTGAACACATTCAGTCTCTTGCAGATCAAGTACAAAGACTAGAGGGATTGCTCTCAAGAATAGAAAAGAGTGAGGACAATCTAAAAAATTTAAAAAAAGAATATCAACGTATATCAGGTGAGGTAATACCCACTATGATGAGTGAGATGGGACTTGCAGAACTTAAACTGCAAGATGGATCACATCTAAAAGTTTCAACGTCGTATCGTGCTACAATTACTGAAGCAAATAAAGAGGCGGCGTTTAACTGGCTTCGTAACAATGGACTGGGTGATATAATTAAGAACGAGATCTCAGTATCATTCGGTCGTAACGAGGACAACAAGGCAGCAACTTATGCTGAACTTGCGAAGGGTCAAGGGTTCCAACCAACACAAAAGATGAAGGTAGAACCCATGACTCTGAAAGCGCTCGTCCGTGAGCGTATTGAGGCAGGTAAAGAAATGCCAACGGAAATCTTTGGGATATTCTCAGAGAATAAGACAACAATAAAAAGGAACAAGTAACATGAACCAAGTAACAACAAAAAAAGAAGGAGCACTAGCTACAAATTTATTTGAAGCTGATGCAGCACAAGGCGCTCAAAATATATCGCAAGAAGATCTTGCGTTGCCTTTCTTAAAAATTTTGGGCCAACTATCACCTGAAGTTAATAAGCGTGATGGTAAATACGTCGAAGGCGCAGAACCAGGAAAAATCATAAATACTGTTACGAATGATTTGTACGATATGATTTCCGTAATTCCTTGCCATTACAAAAGACAATACATTGAGTGGGCAGACAGAGGTACCAGCACAGGTGCACCTGTAGCAATTCATGAAGCAGATAGTGATATTGTTAGTCAAACCACTAGAGGTAAAGACTACAAAGATAGATTACCAAACGGTAATTATCTTGATAACACTGCTAATCACTTTGTACTTGTATTAGGTAATAATCCTCAGACAGCATTGATATCTATGAAGTCTACTCAATTAAAAGTGAGTAGAAAGTGGAACTCAATGATGATGGGTATTAAAATGCAGGGTAAGAATGGTTTGTTTACTCCGCCTACTTACAGCCACATTTATAATCTATCTACTGTTCAGATGTCTAATGACAAAGGAACATGGTTTGGTTGGGATGTAACAAAGGTTGGTCCTGTCACAGAAAAATCTGAGTATGACATGGCTAAAGCATTTGCTGAATCTGTAGGTAAGGGTGAGATCCAAGCTAAACACGGTAGCGAAGAAAATACAAAAACTTCTTCTAATTACTAGAATCCTAGGTAGTGGGCGTCTAAGCGAGAGTGGAGACGCCCACTTTTATTTTGTATGATAGAAAGATTTAAAAATATATTTGAAGGATTAGACCGTGCGCATGGTGTCACTTTAGTTGGTGAATCAAATGGTGACGGTAACAAGATTAAAGGTAAATCGTTTGTCAAACGTGAACCAGTCACAGATAATCTATGGCAAAAACATTTAGATGGTAAAGACAGTTTAGGTGTCATACCAATTAACGATGATAACAAATGTAAATGGGGTTGTATTGATATAGATTCATACGCAGGTTTTGATCACAAGAAATTAATTAACAAGATAAAACAATTCAACTTACCACTAATAGTTTGTAGATCAAAGTCAGGTGGTGCGCACGTATTTTTATTTACAGAAGATTATGTGTCAGCAAGTTTGATGCAAGATAAATTAAATGAGATTAGATCTGTATTAGGTTATGGTGGATCAGAAGTATTTCCGAAACAAAGAGAATTAAAATCCAAAGATGATACAGGAAATTTTTTAAATTTACCATACTTTAATTGTAGTCAAACAACAAGATATGCCTTTCTTGAGAGTGGCGAAGCTGCTACTATAGAAAGTTTTTTTGAACTATACGAAAGATATAAACAACAAGACATCAGCACAATAGAAATTAAAAGACCAGAGACACCATACTCTGATGGACCACCTTGTATAGAATTAATGGCAGAAAATAAAATAGGTGAAGGTGGTAGAAACAATGCATTGTTTCATTATGGTGTGTATGCAAAATCTAAATGGCCAGAGAATTGGAAAACAAAAATAATGATATTCAATGAGTCAGCGATGGAACAACCATTGTCTGACACAGAAGTAAATATAGTTATAAAACAACATGATAAAAAAGATTGGGGATACAAATGTAATGATCAACCAATGTGTAGTTTGTGTGATAAAAAATTATGTAAATCTAGAAAGTTTGGTATAGGTCAAGAAGCTATCTTTCCTAATCTTACAGACTTACAAGTCGTTAACCTGGAAGAGCCATACTATTACATGAACGTAGATGGTGACAGATTATATTTAGATTCAGCAAAACATTTAACAAACCAGACTATGTTTCAAGAAGAATGTGTGAAGCAATTACGATTGAATCCACCAACACTGAAGACAAATGATTGGAAGAAACTCACAAACATACTGTTAACAAACGCAGAGATCACAGAACCTGCAGAAGGTACAAGCACAAAAGATATACTGAGAAATTATTTAGAAGATTATTGTGTAAACAGAATACAGAAAGATGACTACGAAGATCTACGTAACGGTGGTACGTATACCAAAGATGGCTATCATCACTTTGTGTTTGACAACTTCTTCAACAACTATCTATCAAGAAAGCATTGGAAGGTGCCATATCAAAGAACATCACAGATGTTGAAAGACAATCTAAACTGTACAACTAAACGTGTAGGTAGACACAAACTATCTGTATTTGTTGTGGCTAGATTTGACAAGAAGACTGAAACATACAAACCAAAAACATTTAAGCAGGAGAACTATTAATGCGATATATAATTTATGGTCCTCCAGGTACAGGTAAAACACACACATTACTTGGACACATAGAAAAATTTTTAGAAACAACACCACCAGATCAAATAGGTTATTTTACATTTAGTAAGAATGCTGCAGGAGAAGGTAAACAAAGAGCTGTAGATAAATTTAAATTATCTTACGATGATCTACCATACTTTCAAACACTACATTCATTTTGTTTTAATCAGTTGGGTATAAATAAAAACCAGGTGATGCAACCAAAGCATTACAGAGAATTATCAGAGAAGATGGAAATAGAATTAGACTTTAATCAAAAACAAGATGAAGACTATGATGGTGTGTTTTATTCTACAGATCCATACATACAAATGATAAATTTAGCACGATCAAAAGAATTAGATCCTATAAAGTTTTATCATCTTGCAAACAACTCAAAGATATCACTAAACAAATTAGAAATAATTGTAGAAGAATTAGAAAGATACAAAGAACAAAATGGTTTGATTGACTTTCCTGACATGCTAGAAAAATTTTTAGATAGTGGTGAGTCACCAAGACTACGAGTTATGTTTGTTGACGAAGCACAAGATCTAAGTTTGATACAATGGAGGTTAGTAAAAAAGATAGAAGAGAGATCACAAGACTCATACATATCAGGTGATGATGACCAGGCTATATATAAATGGAATGGTGCACATGTAAATACATTTATAAATTTAGAAGGTGAAAGAACTGTACTACAACAATCACAAAGGGTTCCACAAAAACCTTTTGCATTAGCTAACAGATTAATTAAACGAGTCACAAACAGAGTAGAAAAAGAATGGTTACCAAAAGAAGATGAAGGATCTGTACAACGATGTAATACTTTACACGATGTAAACTTTAAACAAGGTAAGTGGCTAGTATTAGCACAAGCTAACTATATGTTACCAGAGATAGGCAACATACTTGATGAAAAAAATTTGTATTGGCAGAGAAGAAACTCCACACCTGCAATAAAAAATTTATACACAATCATACAGAAATGGAATGAGTTACGAACAGGTGTACCTTTACCATACAACGATTGTAAAAAAATATTTAACAAGATGAGTAAGAACTGGGACAAGAAGTTATTTAAAAGTATGATCAAAGATGGTTTCTATGACATTGATACTTTGAAAGAAAAATATGGATTACAAACAGAAGCTGAATGGTATGAAGCTTTAGATGAATTAGGTGACCAACACATAACAAAGATTAAAAAATTAATAGATTCTGGTGAGGACTTAACTAAAAATCCTAGAATAAAAATATCTACGATACATGGTGTCAAGGGTAATGAAAGAGAGAATGTAGTTGTGACTACAGATTTAGCCGGTGCAGCGTTTGATGAGTATCAAAAAAACTCTGATGACATGAACAGACTATTTTATGTTGCATGTACAAGAACAGAAAGAAACTTATACATAATCGAACCACAAACAAGAAAGGCTTACAATCTATGACAGATAAAAATATGTTGGAGGATGCATTTCCTCAAGACAAGCAGATAGGCGGAAGTCACTACAAAGATTTTCACATTCAACCTTACGAATTTATTTCAAAGAATGATTTATCGTTCTTTCAAGGCAACGTTGTAAAATATGTTTGTAGATATTTGTACAAAAATGGTATAGAAGATCTTGAGAAGATTAAACACTATTGTGATTTAGAAATTAAAAAAATGAAAGACATGAAGAAATGAAACCAATATTTAAACCACAAACAGAATGGATACCACCAGAGTCTTTTCCTGATCTATCAAAGTATGATGAGATTGCAATTGACTTGGAGACAAAAGACCCGGAACTAAAAACTATGGGTTCTGGATCTGTAACCGGTAGAGGAAACATTGTAGGTATAGCCGTAGCTGTGCATGACTGGGCCGGATACTATCCAATACGTCATGAGGGTGGTGGTAACATGGACCATGGGATGGTCACAAGATGGTTCTCAGATGTACTAAAAACACCTGCAACCAAGATATTTCACAATGCTATGTACGATGTATGCTTTTTAAGGGCTGAAAGGTATGAAATACAGGGTACCATCGTAGATACCATGATTGCTGGCTCTCTCGTGGACGAGAATCGCTATCGATACGATTTAGGTAGTTTGGGTCGGGATTACGTCGGAATCGGCAAAAATGAGGCTGTATTGAAGGAAACTGCAGACCATTGGGGCATTGATGCTAAGTCTGAGATGTATAAACTGCCTGCAATGTATGTTGGTGAGTATGCAGAGCAAGACGCAGTGTTGACACTAAAACTTTGGCAAGAGATGAAAAAAGAAATCATGAGCCAAGACATAGAAGACATCTTCAATCTTGAAACAGAATTATTTCCATGTCTTGTTGACATGAGATTCTTGGGTGTACGTGTTGATATGGATGCAGCTCACAGACTCAAAGAAGAATTAGTTGCTGAAGAAAAACAATGTCTACAGCAAGTGTACAAAGAAACTGGTATTGATGTACAGATATGGGCAGCGAGAAGTATTGCTGAAGTATTTAAGAAAAGAAACTTACCATTTGAACGTACAGCTAAGACAGGTGCACCAAGTTTTACTAAAAACTTTTTACAGAATCAAACTGATCCTGTTGTAAAAGCAATTGCACATGCAAGAGAGATAAACAAATCACATACAACATTTATAGATACAATATTAAAACACTCACACAATGGTAGAATACATGCTGAGATCAATCAGATAAGATCAGATCAAGGTGGAACTGTAACAGGACGATTCAGTTACAACAATCCAAACTTACAGCAGATACCAGCACGGAACAAGGAACTCGGACCACGGATCAGAAGTTTGTTTATACCTGAAGAAGGTATGACGTGGGGTTGCTTTGATTACTCACAACAAGAACCACGTCTAGTTACACACTACGCAGCTCTCGATGGTTTGTATGGTGTAGAAGAAGTATTAGATGCATACAAAGGTGGTGAAGCAGACTTTCACCAGATTGTAGCTGAGATGGCTAACATACCAAGATCACAAGCGAAGACTATAAACCTTGGTTTGTTTTATGGTATGGGTAAAAATAAATTACAAGCAGAGCTGGGTGTATCAAAAGAGAACGCTGAAGATCTGTTTAGAACGTACCATGACAAAGTCCCTTTTGTAAAAATGTTGATGGAAAGTGTTATGCGTAGAGCACAGGACAGGGGTAGAATTAGAACTTTACTAGGTCGAAGATGTAGGTTTGATTTATGGGAGCCTAATCAGTTTGGTATACATAAAGCATTGCCACACGAAGAAGCGCTCGCGGAACACGGACCAGGGATCAAACGAGCATATACATACAAAGCTTTGAATAGATTGATACAAGGATCAGCTGCTGACATGACAAAGAAAGCAATGGTAGAATTACATAAAGAAGGCATCACACCACATATACAAGTGCACGATGAACTTGATATATCTGTTGTTAACCCTTTGGAAGCTGCAAAGATAAAAGATATTATGGAGTCTGCTGTTGAATTAGAAGTACCCAACAAAGTAGACTATGAATCTGGACCAAATTGGGGTAATATAAAATGATCTATGGCTTATTTAAATGTAAACATACCACCGACTTACGCACAAATAAAAAGGGAGTATCTTTATGATCTTAAAAAACATAGGGGAGAAGTTGAAGACTGCATTATCTTTGGTCTTAGCGCTCTTACAGGTAGCGCTATATTATTTCATGCTATTATGGAAAACGGTGCAATATTTTATCGCTTACCAATTAGCGCGTTTATTCAAAAGGGATTTGACCCATCAAGAGTGCCCGGAAGAAGACTTGATGAACTACAGCTCTGGAATTGTTTTTCTTATTATCCTTCTGTTCATCGTTGGGATATCTTAGACGGACAGGCAGGAAAATACATAGGTAAAGACAAAAAATGGCATCCAGGTAAGTATTTATTTACAGTTGACTTTGCACATCCAGAAAGTAATATACTTGACACTGACCATTCAGAAATTCCGCACGAACACAAGTGCGCTCACATTATTGCCTTAGATGATGGCAATTTTGCAGCACAACCAAACAATAGATGTATATGGGATATACCTTCTTTCACAGTGAAAGACGATATTCCAGACTGGAAAGTGCAGACCTCCGAATGGAACGTAGAAGATAGCAGAGCTTGGCGTACAGAAGATACTGACAAGTTCTTCTATGAAATCGAGGAGAAAAAAAATGATTAAAAAAGTAAAAGAACTGGCGGCACACTACTGGATGGACCACAAAGTTGAAGTGGCTATTTTTGCAATTTTAGTAGTATCGCTAATTATTAAATAGGTATTTATGTATTATGGAGATGGCCAGGATGAGTTACAGATTCACAGCAATTCTTATAGCACTGCTATGTTTACTGGCATTATTTGTCGAACCTGCATATCCTAATACTACTCAAAATAATACTAGCGGATCAAACACATCAATCACAGGTGGGTATACAAGTTCAGCCACAAATACTTATCAAAGTGGAAGTTCAAACAATACCACAACCACAAATAATTCTACATCAAACATGCGATCTGCGCCGCCCACAGCGTCAGCGCCAAGTGTAACTAACGCAGGATCAGATGTCTGTCTTGCTGGAGCAAGTGCAGGTATTCAAACATTTGGTATCGGTGTATCAGGTGGTAAGTCATTTAGAGATAAAAATTGTGAAAGAATTAAATTATCAAGAGAACTAAATAGTTTAGGTATGAAAGTTGCAGCTGTAGCCATACTCTGTCAAGACGAAAGAGTATTCTTTGCTATGGAACAAGCAGGTACACCTTGTCCTTTCGAAGGTAAGATAGGTAAACAAGCGAAAGCAGCCTGGAAAAAATACGATAAATTAAGACCAGATTATGATCAATACGTTTTAAATTTAAAAATTATTGAAAAAAGAAACGAAGAGATACAAAAAGAAATTACAAAAGATATGGAAAAAGTAGATACAGTATTACCAATGAAGAAACCAGACATTCATTGGCAGGAACCAAAATGAAAAAATTAGGATGGATAGTTCCATTACTAGGAACTATATTGATGGGTCTGTCCACATGGGTTTTAATTACCCTGGTAGAACTACAAACATTAGTAGCTATGTTGCAGCAAGAAATACTTGGTATGGACAAAGTCATTGGTCGTATTTATGCACACATGGATAGGCTGATGGAAAAGTGAAATTTGTGTTAATACTTGTAATATGTAATGCTACATGTGGACCACAATTTGAATGGCCACAAAAGTTTGATAGTTTTTATGATTGCGCAAGAATGGGATACAAAGCGGCTGAACTAAGAATAGCTGATTTTGGTCAAACATATGTTGACAAGAACAGAACTTCTATATTATTTAGTTGTAAGGAGATAGCAGAAACATGATTTGGTCAATTTTAATAACAGGAGTAGGATTATATGCGTATTTTGCTATTGATAAGTTTGCTGATGATGTCAATCCATACAACTGGACAGACAGAAACAGCAACAACAGGTAACTTATTACCTAACGCAGGCACAGGTCAAACCAGTGTGCAACATTCTAATAGTGCAATAGATGGAATCAATAATTCTAACAATTGGACTCTCAATAATATTACTGATTATTCTTCTAGCTACAATGAACTAGAAGCAAATGGAACTGGTACAGTGTCTGCAACAGGCACACTGTTAAATATATCTGCAGGGGATCATACAACCACAGAAGATAGTTTAGATGGTGGTGTTACACTTACATCAAAAACAGAAGTACAAAACTGTGAGTGGACTGGATCTGCACATAGATGTGGTCAAGCAACGTCTGGACAAGATAGTTATTCTACAACAGTTACAATATTAGACGCTGATGAAAACGAATTAGCTACAGTTACACAAAACAGAAATACAGATTCAGGATATAATAACAACACTTATACATATACAGACACAGTCACACATACAGGTGAAGGTGCAAGAAAGTGGGAGTGGGAGTGGACTGGTATAGATGGTGATAGTCCTAATAGCACTAGCCCTTTAGGACCTAATTTACTAGGTGCAGAATTAAAAGCAACACTATTAGATATACTATACTCACCATTACCACCTGCAATTAAAAATGAAATAGATGATGTATTTGAAGATATTGGTGACGAGTTTGAAGAGATAGAACAAATTGTAGAAGAGTTTTTCTTCAAAGAAGAAAAAATAGAAATGCAAGAAGAGTTTAAAGAACCTGTCATGATAGTTATGGAAGAAGAAGAAAAGTTTGAAGAAGAACCTATCTTTGAAGAGTTTGTTATGATAGAAGAGGAAAAGGAAGAGAAACCACCTGTTATGCAGATGGTGCAAATGATGAAGGAAGAAGAAAACGAAGAAGAGGAAGAAGTATTTGAGATGATAGAAACTTTTACTGAGGAAGAAGAAAAACCAAAAGAAGAGAAAACTACGTCTGAATTATTACAAGAAGGTTTTGAAGAAGAACAAAAAGAAAATGAACAAGAAGAATCCAATAGCGAAACTACTGAGACTGCCGATGCTACGGAAGAGAATAGTAGCGAGCAAGAAGAGGTACAACAGAAAGAAACAAAAACAGTTGGACTTGCAGAAGTCTTAGATAAGATTGACGAACAAGTTAAAGATATAGATAAAAATTTACAATTAAAAAACCTAGTAAAGTTAAAAGTAATGTCATCAGGTAATCTTCTGGAAGCATACAATATACCTTTTTACGAGCCACGTATTATATACGAAGAACAAGTGCAAATACAGGATAATCGTATCATCTATGATATAGATCTTGTGCAATACAAACAAAACGATCCGATAACGCAGAAAAAACAACGTCTAAATATTATTTTACAGGAACGTCAAAATTTGATAAGTGAACTAGAGGCATTACAAAATGGATAGAATTAAAAATCAATTAGCAGGAGTCGCAGCATTGCTGGGTGTTATCGCAGCAATTGGTGGTGGCTTTGTAAAATACGGTGAGATCGTAACAAAATTAGAAGCATTAGAAGGTGCTGGTGGTACAGATCACTCTGCAGAAATAGCTGTGCTAGAAGAAAAAGTTAATGCACTAGAGACTGCAGATACATCACACACTCACGAAGTTGGTGAGCACAAACATGAAGAACACGGTCACACAAAAATTTTAATTAACGAAAAACAAATAGAAATAATCAAGAATCAAATACAAGAATTGAAAGAGCGTAGTGATAACCCACTAGCAGGATGAAAATTACAGCAGAGATAGTTAATGGTAAATGTCCAACATGTGATGAGTTTACAATGTTAGTTGGATTAACCACTACAGTTTATAGATGTATGAATTGTGGAACAGATTTAGAGCAACATGTAAATGGTAAGATAAGTTATCTACCACACATCACAAGATCTGATAAAGGTGAGCCCTTTGTAAGAGAATGGAAAGATGGCTAGACAAAAGTTTGTTCACTTTGTACCACGTCCAAAGCCTCGTAAAAGACCAGGCCGTCACACAAAAAATTTAAATAAATCAAAGAAAAGATCATATAAAAAATATAATCGACAAGGTCGACCACAATAGGGTTGACATCAATCCCAATAAATCCTACATTGTAGGTATGAAAGAAAAAATAATAACAATCAAAGTAAATGGTGCCAGTCAAGGACAATGGTCAAACCTTTTACTTGAATTTAATTTAATAAGAAAAGCATGGAAAGCTTATGGTGTGGATATATCCTTGAAAGCACCTGGAATAAGATCTGTAATTGAATGGGGGACAAAAGTAAATGATTACACAAGACCATCTAGACGACCTGGCAAGAGAGTATCATCGAACAAAAGACCCACAGCTTAAAAAGTTGTGGTTTGAAAAAGTAAAGGAGTGGGCGAATGGACCTCATTATATTAAACGACGGATTGTATCAGTTAGTTCCTGTCACAAGCAAGATGATGGAACATATCTCGTTATTGGTAAAAGACGTTGATTGCTTTGATCTCTGTGACATACTACGTTTACACCTGACCACGTATCACGACTCATGGAACACGCATATCATGAATGATGGTAGCGGTCACTTCTATGGTTGTATCTGTAAATAAACCTACCCTTTGAAGAGGGAATAAATATAAAGGGTAGGTAATGGTGAGAAGATTGAATTCCACGAATATCAAAGATAAATATTTTTGTCAAATACTATATTTATCCTTGACAATCCATCAATATCAACTATATAATCCTCAGAAATATGAAAGGAAACAAACATGACAGACATGAGTAAATATAAAAATGTTTCTCTATCCAAAGAAACATACAAGGTTTTAGAGACGTTGTCGAAGGTTATATTGCCTGACGCAAAACTAAGTGTCGCTAAAACAATTGAAGCAATAGCAAACGAGAAAGCGAAGAAATTAAATGGCAAACTCAAAAAAAGTTAAGAGAATTCACATTTGCACTACCTGTAAAGGTAATGGTTACGTCAAAATACAAAACATTTATGACGTAGAATTACAAATACATCAGTGTTGGGACTGTGATTCTGAAGGTGAATTTGTAGAGTATGTTGATGAACCAGAGAGGGTGTTAAATTGATAGCTGAAACTGATATTGCATATATTGCAGGGTTGTTTGATGGTGAAGGATCAATACATTTCAAACGTGGTATCGAGAAGAAAAAGAAACACAAAGGTGAGGGATATAGATTATCAAACTCCATGCGTATCAGTATGGAGATCACCATGACGGACCATAGTGTATTGATTTGGTTACATGAAGTATTAGGTGTAGGAACACTTAGACCGAAGACTGTAAAAGGGACCAGGAAAGATGGAACTAAATACTTGAAACAATACAAATGGCGTTGTACATTTAGAGATGCTTATCAAGTATGTTTATTGATTTGGCCTTTTGCACATACCAAGTTGCCAAAGATTCAACAGATCATAGAACATTACTCAAAAGAAAAACTAAAACAAAATAACGTGGTTGACTTGAATGAGTATAGAGCAGCCGTGGAGGAGAGATGTTAGACAAATACATATATAAATTTTTAGATAAAGTCATGGAATGGTCTGGTAAGATCAATGCATGGGCATGGGTTAAACATTTGAAATATATAGAGAAAAGAAGAGAGGAAAGATATTTTGGAAAAAGAAAAAGGTAGACAGTGGGATGGTAAATCTAGACCATCTACTGATTTATATAAAAAAGAATTTAATAGAATTTTTGGAGTAGTATCTAAAGATGACGTCAAACATGATCACGTCGACAAAGATCATGCTAATAAGAAAGTAATAAACAATGAAAAAACAAGAAGATAAACATAAACAACATACAGTTGTTTATAAAACAAAAGATTACTCTTGGTTTAAAAAAACCAAAGGTAATCGTGCAGCAACTGCAGCACACAAAAGAAAAATACGAAACTCAATCGTAGAAAATGATCTTAAATTACCTATTTTTGTGACAGAAGATGGTACGATAAGAGACGGGCATAACACTTTTGAAGTAAGAAAAGAGTTATCGCTTGACATATATTATATGATTAGTCCTGAGTTTGAGGCATTAGACGTACCAAGATTTAATTCTGGTAGAGAAAACTGGAGTTTTACAAACACTCTAGATTTTTATACAACAAGACAGAAAAAATCTTATCGTGTTGTAGCCGGTAAAATGTCAAGATATAATATGCCAATCCAAGAAACTGTAGCTTTACTGAAAGGTGAAATGAGTGTGTCTAAATACACTAATGAGGACTGGAAGTGGGGTAGATATAGTCTGACTATCGAAGAGATTAAAAAATTTGATAGTCTCTTAAAACCAATGCGAAAGGCATTTGATATTAGATATCCTGGTGATAAAATGCAGCGACCCTTTATCAGAACTATAGCTAAAGCAACTAAAAATAGTAATTTTAGTTGGGATAGACTTAACACTGTAATGAGAAACAATGGTGCTAAATTAGATGGCTGTAGAAATGAAACAGACTACATAAACACTTTAAGCAGTATGCTTGATAAGGGACTAACTAAATCTAAAAAAATAAATCTAAAAAGATTTATTGAAGATAAATTATATTTAGAAGAACCTAAACAAGAGGAAACAGTGCTACACTAATTAAAGGGCCTTTGGGCCCTTTACAAAATTATGAAGAAGAATAATAAATACGATTACTTTGAAGGTAAACAAATCACGGACCCTGACACAGGAAAAAGAGTCTACGAGATAAATTCTTATAGACTTCCGTCTGTAACTACGATATTAGGCGCCACGAAAAATCAAGAATTTTTAAAACAATGGAAGGCTAAAGTCGGTGAAGCGGAAGCAGAGCGAATCAAGAATGTATCTAGTGCACGGGGTACCAGTATGCACAAATACCTCGAATCATTTATTACGGATGTGGGTTATGATGATCTTACTGAACTGGGACAGGCGGCGAAACCCATGGCCGAAAAGATTATGGAAGTGGGCCTTGCACCGGTCACGGAGTATTTTGGCTCCGAAGTTACGTTACATTACCCGGGTCTATACGCAGGTCAAACAGACCTTGTTTGTTTACACAACGATATTGAAACTGTTGTTGACTTCAAGCAGGCCAATCGTCCGAAGAAGAAAGAATGGATCGAAGATTATTATCTTCAAATCGCAGCATACGCCATGGCACACGACTATGTCTACGGGTCCAGTATCCGCCAAGGAGTTATCATGGTATGCACGCCTGACTTATATTACCAAGAATTTAGGATCACGGACCATGAACTACGGACCTGGAAACACAAATTTCTTAAACGACTAGACATGTATCATGAGCTAGTGTTTAGTGAAAAACAAACAAAAGAACCAATGAAAGAGGAGGACTTTAATGAAAGTAAGAGAACTGATACATAAATTATTAAACTATGACATGGACGCTAAAGTTGAGTTAGTTATATTGGGAAAAGATGAATATGAAGAAAAACGATATTCATGTTTTTTAAATGAAAATAGTATTGAGGGTGCAACTGAATTTTTTAAAGATCAATGTTCTTTAATTTTTAGTACTGATGAAATTTCAGATAATGAATATAGAGGTAACACTTTACATGAAATAATAAAGAATGAAGATTTTTACTACAATGAATGGTTAAAAAATGAAGAAGAAAAAGAGAAGGTGGAACTTAGGGCTACAGACTTCACCAGAAATGAACAAGATACTAAATAATCACGCTGAATGGCTAGATTATAACGTTTCTAAAGTAGCTGGAGATAAATGCAGGCAGCAAGCAATCGCTTATGCACAGAAAGATGAACGACAAACAGGAGTAAGAAAGCATGACAGATCAAACAAGGTGGGGGATCGATCTAATCCACACCAAGAATAAGGCAATAAAACGTCAGAAAGATATCATAAATAGGGCATTATCGGAGATAGATAAGTTAGAAGAGCAGTACATAGTTGAGCTGATGACAGAGATTGAGGCTATTTATGAGCGTAAATATGGCGACAATAAGGCAAGTAGTAAGGACAAATTCGTACTATAAGATTCTGTGACAGATTTTATTTTTTTTTTTTTTTTTTTCTGAAAATCATCTGTCCAAGTGTACTTTTTGCAGTTTTACCGCATAAAATAAGGTCAAAAGTGGTACACTTTTTGGTACACTTTTTATTTTTGGTACACTTTATAATGTACCATTCAAAATGCGGTTCGCGCGCGCGAATGTATATTTTTATTTTTTAAATCTGTGCTATAATCCTATACATGCCTAGGAAAAGAAGAAAATTGTCGTTAACTGATAGATCTACCGATATACCTTTTCCGAAAGTTAGAGTGGAGTGGGTCGACTGCGTCAGTGACTCTGGCTGGGCTAACGAAAAAGAATTTGATAAGATGAAACTATCTTATCCAGTCAATGAAGGTTGGTTGTACGAGAAGACAGATAAACATATTAAGATGTTTGCGTCGTATGATAAGGATGAGGATGGTATTACTTTTGGGGATCGGACGATGATTCCTCGTCATTGGGTGAAGAAGATTCAGAAGTTATAGCAGATGGAGTCACATCAATTATCTGTGAGTAATCGTCTAAGATCTGTTTCATTTTTGCTTCTAGCTCTTGTTCTGACATGTCCTCTAGTTTTCCTGTTTTTATTATTTTCCTATCTATGTATAATCCTGCTGCTTTTCCTCTGTTTGCTTCCGCGTTCACTGCTGAAGAGAATGATCCTTTTTTCAAAGCGGCTTCACGTAGTCTAGCAAGTTCTGCAATGTGACCTTCGTAAGTTACTTCGTGTTTACGTAATCTTTCTTCTTTCAGTTCACCGATATACTTGACAACAAGTGGAGAGTATTTGGGATTAGTTAACTCTGATCCTTCTCTCATAGCTCTATCTTTACTGTAACCTGCAGCTATAGCTGCTTCACGTTTAGTCATTGGTCCTTCGGGTCCACCGAATACCAAGAACTCAGCGAAGCGCTGTTGCATTTCTGTTAATCTTTTTGGAACTCCCATAGTTGACTTTTTAAGGGAACTATCCTATAAAGTCAATACATGAAAGTACATAAAACACCAGACGAACTTTTGAAAGTCATTGATGGATATAACGCTTTGATTGATAGTTTAAAAAAAGAAATTTGGGAATTAAAACAAATTGCATCAGAGAATGAAAAAAATAAAAATTTGTTGCAAGGTTATAAAAAAGTGATAGAGGACTTATCATCTAAGTTAAGAAAAGATTCATGAGAGTACAGGACTTACAACAATTTTTAGGTTCCTTTACTGAAGGGTCTGATGCAGTCAAGAACGCAGTTATCTTTGTAGAGATTAATGGTAAGTTACATGCCATTAGACGTATGGAAGTACATGAGAATGTTCATCCTATCATAGGTCAACCTGGTCATAGTGCACACAGATTAGTTCTTAAAACTCAAAAAGCATCAAGTCTTATCTTACCTGAGAAGCTTCAAAAGGACTACTAAGTTCCCTTGAAACCAGAACAGAAATTTTATGAAAAAATTAAAAGAAAGTTTAAAAAATTTTCGCTTATACGACTTGAAAATAATAGCTTACATGGGACTCCTGATCTATTGGTCTGCAATGCTTCTGGCCACTTTTTCACAATAGAATTGAAGGTATGCAAAGGGAATAAAATACGATTCTCACCACACCAAATTAGCTTCCACACACGTCATCCACACAACACCTTTATTATGGTAGAGGCCCTTGGTCCAGGCACCGTGAAACTTTTCCGTGGTTCAAGAATCATGGAGCTTGACGCTTGCGGCTTGAAGCTTGATGCTTGTGCCACGGGGCTTGACGCTTGCCGCTTGTTGCTTAGTGAGCTTGGCGCTTGAAGCTTGTGACTGTGATGACAGCTTTACCTGGTTCACCACCTGAGAGTCACATTGCTTGAGGCCCGGATCAGGTCGCACGCCAGCGTCATCCGTCGATGCCGTCCCATAGCTAATGGCCTGATCCGATTTATTACGCAGCTTACGTAATTCTGTATAATACTTTGGATGTTTAAATGTAAAACTCATTAATGCTTGCCGTATATAACACTTTTAATTTCTTTATTCCAGCAGGCTCTGCAATCTAAACACTTGCCGCCCTGGTCCGGGGCTGGACAGGTTCGAGCTTCGCCAGTCGTGACTCCTGAATCATGAGACCAGGCAGCTGGCACAGGTCCGTCTATCTTGCTACGTGACAGCCGGATCACCAGGTTAGCTGGAACCTCTTCAGGTGCTGGCAGGTACTGCCGCTCTTGCGTTGGCAGCCAGTGCTTCGTGTCTGGTGTTAACCTGCATACCTCTAAAATTTTTTGCATATGTTCAGGGCTCTGTACATCGCCGGCGTCGTGCCATCTAAAAAACTTCTGGCGCTTGATCACGGTAGCCATGGCCTGGACCCAGTCCGGATGGTTAATTGCTTTTAGTCTCCTGTATTGAGCTTCTTTGATTGCCGGGTATCTGGTATAGTTGCCCTTCTTAGCGTAACAGAAAAAGCAGGGCGTGCCCTCTACCTGTGACAGCTTCCAGCCGGTCTTGCATTCCCACGCGGGAAGACTGTAACTCAGGCCCGGCATCTTGCTTGTTCTGGTGAAGCTGTCTGTAATTTTTAATGCTTCATTTACTTTCATATTTCTTTCTCCTTGAATATCCTATAACACAATACAGGTCCCTTGTCAAGCTTGCGGCTTGAAGCTTGCAGCTTGTCGCTTGCTGCTTGTAGCTTGGGCCCTGGTCCTGAAGCCAGCGCAGGTGGCCAATGTAAACTTTTTGCATTCCTCTTCCGGGTCTTCTACTCATAAATTTTTTTCCTTTCTTGCAGCTTGCGCCTTACCAGTTCTAAAGCAATAGCTGAACTTACTCTCCGGCGCAATGCAGGACCAGTGAGGCTGAGGCCCAGCGGCAATTGTTTACCGGTGCACCAGGGCCTATCACTGTATCCAGTGCTCACTGATCCCTGGTCCATCACATCACCGCGGATTATTCCTGACTAGCAATGGACCAGGGATCAGCAGGGATGTATATCTATTTCCTGCAGACCTACTGATCCCAGGTCTAACAGTCGGTCTGCGCAGTTAACTACCTTTATTAGACCAGGGATCAGTATCCAGTGAAGACGACGCAAGGAGCGTGGTGTGACACTGGATCTGCCCTACTGTTTCAAAGTTTAACGACCGTTCTACAGCAAAAAGAGGTCAGTATCTATCAGAGGTAAGTTTTGAACTTAATAGAATAAATACAATATAATCCTTGACTATCCTATTGTCAAGTGCTAAAACAATTTTTATGAAAGGAAATATAAATATGGAAAAACAAAAAAGAATAACACTTAACGCAGATAAGCGAAAAGTGATTGCTGATGTATTTCAAAATCATTTTGAAGATAATTCAAAATTTAAGAAATCATGGCAACAAGCAAAAGACACTTACAACTCTTTACGAAAAGAGGCAAAAATTCGTATGGAAGTTTTAGTAAGAAATCATCAACCACAAGAAGATATAGATACAATTCGTTCTATGATTAAAAAGTATGGTAGTAGTGGTGGCGATCTTTACCATGATAATTGTTTTTATATTCAAAACTCTACACCAAAATATGAAACTGATTATAATGGAAATAAAAAAGAATATTATGATGATGTTCATATTAAGTTTGGCGACATGGATAAGGACTTTCTAACTTCTTACTATCGTGATGAGATAAAAGCAAAAGGCATTGACGCAGATTTCAATGTTAGATTAGGCGACAACTACGAAAAAAGAAATCCGACTTATTATAATTCCGAAAGTCAAGTTGATAAGTTTTTGGGTTTTGGTAGTCGTAATGATGTAAGCAAGTCCCAAATGTTTCCTAAAGATGAGTGGGAAAATGATTTCAAACTTTGGGTAATTGGAACATCATATTGTCATAGTAGAAAGTTTGATACCAACTCTGCAGAGTTTGAGTTTTTTCAACTTTTCAAAACTGCTGAACAAGAGGTTGTAAGAAATCATCAATGTTTATTTGACCATGTAAATAAAAAAATGGAAAAACTAAAACTTGGTTTGAAATCTTACAGATACTTTGACCAAGCAAAAGAACTAGCTGATAAACTTGGTGTAGTTTTAAATGAAAGTATATTAGACGCACATTCTAGTATGGCTTTATCAATTTATAGTCCGAGTAATTTAGCTGATCTTTTAACTGATGAGGTTGAACAAACTCGTGATGAGAAGATTGCGATTGCAAAACAACTATTACAAGAACAACAAAATAGTTTAAATTAATGTTTGACAATGTAAGGGATATCCTATAATATCCCTTACATAACAGAAAGGTATAAATGACAAACAAAACATTCTACATAACTTATTGGGCTAGTAAGCACAAAAAACATATTACTAGACAAGGCAAACATGACGAGAAAAGCAGATATGGAGTTTCTAAAAATGGAACACCTTATTATGTTTATTATGATCTAGACGCACATGGTTATAGAACTGCAACTACAACATGGAAAGTGAGGCACTAATGAACATAAAAGAACTTGCAGTAATTTGGACATTCTTCGTAGTGTTTATGGTATTGATGACAATAGGAGTTTTAGTATGAGCGATTTTAATTGGTGTCATGGACCAGAGTGCCATACCAGACATACTGTTGACAGAGTGCGAGGTGTCAAGGGCTCAAAGGTTTTGAGAACTCGTAAGATTAAATTAAACAATTGGAATAATGGTAATGCATGGTCATTGTTTTGTAGTCAAGGTTGCTACAATGATTTCTTCCACAAGTACGTTAATGAAATCGTAGCCATTGCACCGAGGACCGAGTGCCTTGAAACACCAATCAAGGACCCTACAAAAGAACGTCATGAATATAGTTATGGAAGTTATACAACTACAAAATTAGAGGTTGACGAAACTAGACAAAGTTGATAGGATAATCCTATTAACAAGAAAGGTATAATATGGAACAAACAAAAACAAACACAGACGTCAGCGAGTTTAAGATCATTGACGACGAAAAGAATACTCCAACACTTAAAGAGGCGCAGGACTTTGTAGGTGGCATGGTTGAGTGTATAACGTTTCCGAATGGAGACTTATTAATAATAAACGAAGAGGGCAAGTTAATGCAACTACCTCTTAATCCCGAGGCAACTTTACTTTGGAGAATGACATTCACTAAAGACAAGTATGCATTTGGATATGATGACTTTGTTGTAGGGCCTGCGCTCTACATCAAGAAACATGCTCTAAAAAATTGGGCATAACCTTTCTTCCCTGGGCCACTAACGTGGCCCAGGGGTCCCGAACCAAATCCAAATATAGAAAATAATTAAGACCCCATCCCCCCTTTTATATGTAAAGGGGTCCCACTACTCTAGGTTGTATTGCTTGATTTAGACAGTTTTACCTGGTAAAAACATTTTCAACATCGTAAACATGATGCAAAAAATTTTTTAAAAAATTTTAAATGAATTTGAATACAGTAGATATAAGCAAACTGCCTGCAGACGTCCGTAAACAATTTTTAAGATTGAAGGTCATGCATGCAGAAAAAAAGATACAGAACAAAGCTAAAGATGACTTTCTAAGTTTTGTAAAATGTGTGTGGCCAGAATTTGTAGAGGGGTCCCATCACAGACACATTGCAGATAAATTTAATAAATTAGCATCAGGTGAAATAAATCGATTGATCATTAATATGCCTCCTAGGCATACAAAATCTGAATTTGCATCTTATCTTTTGCCAGCATGGATGGTGGGCCGTGAGCCAAGGCTCAAGATCATTCAAGCTACCCACACGGGTGAACTCGCAGTCAGGTTTGGTCGTAAAGCAAAGAACCTAATCGACTCAGAAGATTATTCTAAAATTTTTAAAACAACCCTACAAGAAGATAGTAAAGCAGCAGGACGTTGGGAGACATCACAAGGTGGTGAATACTTCGCCGCCGGTGTTGGTGGTGCGATCACTGGACGTGGTGCAGATTTATTAATCATTGACGACCCGCACTCAGAGCAAGATGCATTGTCACCTACAGCCATGGAGTCAGCGTATGAGTGGTATACATCAGGTCCACGTCAGCGTTTGCAACCTGGTGGTAAAATTGTATTGGTTATGACTCGTTGGTCTAACAAAGATCTAACAGGAAAATTACTAGCAAACCAAAAAGAAGCGAAAGCTGATCAATGGCACGTGGTCGAATTTCCGGCAATCTTGGACCACGGATCAAAGGACGCTGCACCTGTTTGGCCTGAGTATTGGAAACTAGATGAGCTTGAGAAGGTACAAGCAACACTGCCCACGGGTAAATGGAATGCACAGTGGATGCAAAATCCAACAGCAGAAGAAGGAGCAATCTTAAAACGTGAGTGGTGGAGGATATGGCCAAACGATTGGATACCAACACTACATCATGTCATACAAAGTTATGATACAGCATTTTTAAAAAAAGAAACTGCAGACTACAGTGCGATAACGACATGGGGAGTATTCTATCCATCAGAGGACGAACCAGCCAATTTAATGCTTCTTGATGCAGTCAAAGGACGTTATGAGTTTCCAGAGTTACGTCGTCTTGCATTAGAACAATATAAATACTGGCAACCTGAATCAGTGATTATTGAGGCAAAAGCTAGTGGTTTGCCCTTAACTTACGAACTAAGGAACATGGATATACCTGTTGTAAACTTCACACCATCAAAAGGAAACGACAAGCACGCACGTGTGAATTCTGTTGCACCTTTATTTGAATCTGGTATGATATGGTGTCCGGAGCAGAAATTCGCAGACGATGTCATGGAAGAATGCGCAGCATTTCCCTACGGCGATCATGACGACCTTGTGGACTCAACCACACAAGCAATCATGCGATTCAGACAAGGTGGTTTGATACAACACCCTGAAGATTATGTGGATGAACCACAGAATAACGTTAAAAGGAATTATTATTGATGATAAAATTTGGAATGTCATTACCACAAATATTTAATCAACTGGTTAAAGGTTATCAAAAAGTTAAAGGCATAGAACCTAAAGGACTTGATCTTATTAAAATCAAACAAGAAGCAATGTCAAGATTTAAAGACATGAATAAAGTTGTTGATATGAAAGGCAATGTCATTGATACATCTAAAGGTATTATGGGCGGTCAACAAGTTGGTCAGAAAGGAATGTTTGATAACATCTTTGCAAGAATGCAAAAGGACATGGGTAAAAATCTTAAAGAAGTAAAAACTAAAAACAGACCAGATGTTTATGGTCTTGATGATTATGATATTTCAAACATGTCAAGTATTAAAAAAGAAATTATAAAAACAGAACAAAAACTTGGTAATCTAAATCCTAAATCTAAAGGATTTAGAGAAAAAGCAAAAGAGTTAGTAGATAAAATAGAAGCACTAAAAAATAAAATGAGAGACGACAAAGCAATGGGTGGACGTATTGGTTTAAAAGAAGGTGAAGGTATTATGCAGATGGCATCAGCTCCTGATATTATGGATGAGAGAAACAGTGTAATGGAAATGTTGTCTGAAAGATATTACGGTAAACCTTTAAAAGATTTAACAGACGATGAGATAATAGATTTAGAAGAAGCACTTGAAGATCTTACAGGTAAAAAAGAAAGAAGCGCACCATCAATTACATTAGCAGACGGTGGACGTGCAGCTTTTAAAGAAGGACTATTAGCTAAAATGATGTCTGGTGTAAAACCTGATGGCGGATTATTTAAAAGTATTTTTGCAAACAGAAATGCACCTATTCTATCTGGTTTTAACACTGCAGAATTATTTGACATTGTATCAAACTTATCTTCGCTTCCTGGTTTAGCAGAGGGTGGACGTATTGGTTACAAAGACGGACCAAAAGATCCTAAGAGAAGAACTTTTATGAAAGCAGCTGCAGGACTTGCATCATTGCTTCCGTTTGGAATTGGTAAAGGTGTTAAGATGGCAGCACCTGTTGTAACAAAAGCTGCAGAAATATCAGGACCAGCGCTAGCTAAGATTGTAGATACAGTCATGAGTCTTGGCAAATTAGTTTCGTTAAAAGGAAAAAGAGTTAAAGAAATGGTAACAAAGAAAAAACATGAAGGTGTTGAAGTTACAGAAGATATTCAAGATGGTAGTTACATAATTAAAAAAGGTGATAAAGAGATCTATTACAAACCTGGAAGACAAGATGAGATGGGTATTGAAGACGATATTATAGAAGTTATAGAAAACAGGGTTAAAAAAGCAGGCGGTGGCGGTATCGGTTATATGTTAGGAGAATAATGAAGTTCGGTCCTAAAGAAATCAAAGAGCTAAACGAATATCTACGAACAGGCAGAAACAGAAAGAGAGAGTTTCTAGGTGGTGGTATAACTTTTGCATCTGATTTAGCAAAACCTGTAGATAAATTTGAAGTTCAACAAATAGATCTTTTTAATCAATTTAATAAACGTAATCCACGAGCTGATGGTGGACGTATTAAATTACAAGGTGGAACAGATATTAGAACACGTCAAGGATTTCAACCAGGAAACCCTGGTAATATACAAGCTTTAGAACAGCGTAACATAAAACAAACACAATCAAAAAATGAAAGAGTAATTAAATTTAAAGAATTAGTTAAAGCTGGTGACACACCTAACGAAGCAAAAAATAAAGTTATAAAAGAATTTAAATTAAAAAGAAGTAAAACTGCTGGAACTCCAAAATGGATGACTCAAGGTAAAAGTGAATTAATATCAGAGGGTTTTAAGTTTATAGAAAGTAAACGAGGTCCAGAATCAACAGGAGGAGCAGAGAGAGCCGCAAAGAAAAGAAAAAATGTTTTATCAGCATCTAACCTTGAAGACAGACTTAAAAAAATAAAAACTAAAACAGGTCTTGGAAAAGCATATGAAGTTGCACACACTGCTAATATTTTTCAAGCTAAAAAATTAGGTATAGATTATCCAATTGATGCGTTAGCTATCCAAACTCAAAATATAAACAACAAAGTTGCAGAACAATTAAATGATGAACTAAAACCGTTGTATAAAAAACAGTTAGAACTTGTTAATAAACTTAAAAAAAATTCTAGTTCTGCTTTAAGAACAGCACTAGATAATATTAATTTTAAGATATCAGAAACGGTTGCAACTGGAGGATCGCAAGGAAGTAAGGCTGCAAATGTATTAAAACCAATTATTGTTGATCCATTTAATTTACAAGGAAAAATTCTAGATTTAGGTTTTGATACCACAACAGAAGTTATGGCACTTCCTGGTTCTAAAATAAAAGATGCTGCTGTAGGGACAACAGAAGACATTATGTCTAGAGCAAATGTTGTTCAAAAATTAAAACCTTTCATTAATCTTGTGCCTTTTGGTCCAGCTAGAAAATTTTTAAAAATGTTTGCAGGCGGTGGTATTGCAAAAGAAGCAGGCGATCCATCAGGCCCACCACCAGAAAGAGGACCAAACCCACAAGGGTTGCCAGGTCTATTAAAACGTGTTAAGAACATATAGGAGTATTAAATGGCAGATATAGATAAAGGACTCCCTAACACTCGTACTAAAATTGACATCCCTTCAGATGAAGAGATGGCAGAAGAAGTTAGTGTTCAGGAGGAAGACGTAGAAAAAGGACCGGTTGAAGTAGTACCAGAAGAAGATGGTGGTGCAACAATCGACTTTGAACCAGGTGCAATCAATATACCTGGAACAGAAAATCATTTCGATAACTTAGCAGATATTTTACCAGAAGATATTTTAGAACCAATTGGAAACGAGATGGTTCAAAATTACATGGACTATAAAGCTTCAAGAAAAGAATGGGAGAACAGTTATAAAACAGGTTTAGATCTTTTAGGATTTAAATACGAAAACAGAACTGAACCATTTCAAGGTGCATCAGGTGCAACACACCCAGTTCTTGCAGAAGCAGTTACACAGTTTCAAGCACAAGCTTACAAAGAATTATTACCTGCAGATGGACCTGTAAGAACGGACATCGTTGGTATTAAAAATCCACAAACTGAACAACAGTCAGAGCGTGTAAAAGATTTTATGAATTATTTAATTATGGATCAGATGAAAGAATACGAATCAGAATTTGATTCGATGTTATTTCATTTACCATTAGCTGGTTCTACTTTTAAAAAAGTATATTTTGATACAACACTCGGAAGAGCGGTATCAAAGTTTGTACCAGCAGATGAATTAATCGTTCCGTATACAGCTACCTCATTAGATGATGCGGAAGCGGTTATTCATACAATAAAAATTTCTGAAAACGAATTACGAAAACAACAAGTATCAGGTTTCTATTCTGACATAGATCTAGGACCTCCTGGTACAGATGTTAATGATGAATTAAATAAAAAGGAACGTGAGTTAGAAGGTACAAAGAAATCTGGTAAACAAGAACCGATTTATACTTTGTTAGAGTGTCACGTAAACTTAGACCTGGAAGGTTTTGAAGATCAAGGAACGGATGGACCGACAGGAATAAAATTACCTTACATCGTAACAGTCGAAGAAGGTAGTAGGAAAGTTCTTTCTATTAGAAGGAACTATGCGCCCGATGATCTAAAGAAAACTAAGATCCAATATTTTGTCCACTTCAAATTTCTGCCAGGACTTGGATTTTATGGCTTTGGACTCATTCACATGATTGGCGGATTGAGTCGTACGGCAACGGCGGCTCTCCGTCAATTATTAGACGCTGGTACTTTATCTAACTTACCTGCAGGATTTAAACAAAGAGGTGTAAGAGTTAGAGATGAAGCATCACCAATACAACCAGGTGAATTTAAAGATGTTGATGCACCGGGTGGTAATTTAAGAGATGCTTTCTTTCCATTACCATACAAAGAGCCTTCACCAACATTATTAAATTTATTAGGTGTCGTTGTACAAGCTGGTCAAAGATTCGCGGCTATTGCTGATATGCAAGTGGGTGATGGTAACCAAGCAGCTGCAGTTGGAACTACAATTGCTCTTCTTGAACGTGGTTCAAGGGTCATGAGCGCAATACACAAAAGATGTTACGCTGCGATGAAATCAGAATTTAAATTATTAGCTAATATTGTTTCTAAATATTTACCACCAGAATATCCATACGATGTTGTGGGTGGTCAAAGAAATATTAAGCAAGTAGATTTTGATGACAGAGTAGATATTGTGCCTGTCGCAGATCCAAATATATTTTCAATGTCGCAAAGAATTACACTTGCACAAACACAATTACAAATAGCAACATCAAATCCACAGTTACACAACATGTATCAAATCTATAGAAACATGTATAATGCAATTGGTGTAAAAAATATTGATGCAGTGTTGCCACCACCACAACCAACAGCCCCAATGGACCCAAGTATGGAACATATCAATGCAATGGCGATGAAACCATTTCAAGCTTTCCCTGGTCAAGACCACAGAGCACACATCACAGCGCATTTAAACTTTATGTCGACTAACATGGTTAGAAATAATCCATCAATTATGGCTGCAATACAAAAAAATATACTAGAACACATATCAATTATGGCTCAAGAACAAGTTCAACTTGAATTTAGAGAACAAATGCAACAAATGATGATGATGCAACAACAAGCAGTAACAAATCCACAGATACAAGCACAACTTCAAGACATTACAAATCAAATTGAAGCTAGAAAAGCTGTCTTAATTGCTGAAATGACAGAAGAATACATGAAAGAAGAGAAACAAATCACTTCTCAATTTGATAATGACCCTCTGTTAAAGCTAAAATCACGTGAAGTTGACCTTAGAGCGATGGAAAATGAACGTAAAAAACAAAATGATGAGGCTACTCAAGATTTAAACAGAGCAAAATTAATGCAAGCACAAGAAATAGCTGAAGATAAGATGGAACAGAACGAAGATTTGGCTAAATTACGTGCTGGAGTTAGTCTTGCAAAGACTGGTGTACAACAAGCACAAGTTATGGTAGAGGATAATTAATAAAAGGAGCAAAAAATGCAAAAACTTGACAAAATAGAAGAAGTTAAAGTTGCTGAACAGCAAACTGAAATAGATCCAAGATCAAAAACTACTGCTGACGGTTCTTTTAACTTAATTGCAACTGGAAAACCTGAATTAGAAGTTCAAGGTCAAGGTGCAGTGTTACAAGAAAAGAAAAGAAACTCTAAAGCGTACTAAATTATGTGGTTTAGTGCTCTAAAGTTAGGCTTAAACGCAGCAACGCACATCTATAAGAAGAAACAAGAGACAAAAATGAAGATGGCGGATGCACAACTTATGCATGCTGACAAGATGGCCCGAGGTGAGGAAGCTTACCAAGGAAAATTGCTAGAAGCCCGACAATCGGACTGGAAAGACGAGGCAGTTTTGATAATTCTCACGTTGCCCATAGCAGTGATCGCCTGGGGGGTCTTCAGCGACGATCCGGGTGCAGCAGAAAAGATAAAAATGTTCTTTGAGCAATTCCAGCAGCTCCCGTCATGGTTCACAAATCTTTGGATCCTTGTCGTTGCGTCTATATATGGTATAAAGGGTACACAGATTTTTAAAAACGGAGGAAAAAAATAATGTCTAAATATTATAAAGCATTCAATACTTTAAAAGGTCCAGTAACACATTTAAAAAATATAGTTTCGTCAGCTATTAGTAAAAAAGGTAAAAAATCACCAACCATTAAATCTGTAAAACCAGCTGTAGGTTCTTTGACTAGAAGAAGAAAAGATACAGATGAAGTTTTTGGCGTTAGAACAAGACACGGAGTTGCTCCTAATAAAAAAACTGGAGAGACTGTTAAAAAAATTTCTAAGATAAACGATAGTATAGATAAAACTAGGTCTAGTAGAATGGGCGGCGGAATGATGGGTCGTAGAATGAATTACAAAAAAGGTTCTAAGTTTCCTGATCTAACAGGAGATGGTAAAGTTACATTTGCTGATGTCTTAAAAGGTAGAGGCGTAATCAACGGTAAAAAAGGAAAAAAATAATGGCTAAACTTTGTCCAAGAGGTAAAGCGGCAGCGAAGCGAAAATTTAAAGTGTACCCGTCAGCATATGCTAACATGTACGCATCAGCTGTATGTTCAGGTAAAGTTACACCAGGTGGCAAGAAGAAAAGAAAAAAAGCAATGGGTGGCGGAATGATGGATAGAAATATGTATGGCAACGGTGGAGCTGTAGCTAAAGGATGTGGTGCTATCATGTCTGATAGAAAGAAAAAAACTAGGATGGTCTAGTGAGAACTTATTACTCAAAAGGCGGAGGACTGAGAGAATGGGTCAAACAGAACTGGGTCGATATTGCAAACAAAAAATCGGATGGCTCATACCCAAAGTGTGGAAGAAGTGGTGGAGAAAAAAGAAAAAATTATCCAAAATGCGTGCCTATTGCAAAAGCAAGAGCGATGAGCAAAGGGCAGCGTGCGGGTGCCGTAAGAAGAAAACAAGCAAAAGCGAATACAGGCCCTACACCTAGTAGAGCGGCAACATTTGCTAAAAAGAAAAAGAAGACGGCATAATGAGAAAAAGAGATAGACAACCACCTAAAACTAAAAAGTATTTCAGATCTACAAAGTCTGGAGCAGGGATGACAAAAGCTGGGGTCGCCCGATATAGAAGAGAAAATCCTGGCTCAAAACTAAAAACAGCGGTTACTGGTAAAGTCAAGCCAGGATCAAAAGCTGCGAAGAGACGTAAGTCCTTCTGCGCGAGAAGCGCCGGTCAAATGAAAAAATTTCCAAAAGCAGCGGCTGATCCTAATTCAAGACTTCGTCAGGCGCGTAGAAGATGGAAGTGCTAAATGAAAAAAGCAAAAGCAAAAATAAAAAAAGTAATGAAGGGTTTGCAGAAAGCATCTAAAACACACGCTGCTCAAGCAAAAACTTTGAAAGGAGTCTTACATGGCGGATCCAAAAAAAGGAACGGGAAAAAAGCCTAAAGGTTCAGGAAGACGATTGTATACGGATGAGAATCCTAGAGATACAGTTAAAATAAAATTTGCAACACCAGCAGATGCAAGAGCAACTGTTGCAAAAGTCAAACGTATTAACAAACCGTTTGCAAGAAAAATACAAATACTAACAGTGATGGAACAAAGAGCTAAAGTTATGGGTAAAAGCCAAGTTGCATCAATTGCTAAGAAAGGAAAAGATGCAATTAGAAAACGTAATAAATCGACTGCTTAAATTTTTAAGAGTTAGAATAGATGCTTTGTCAATATCGGTAACGTCCGGTGGGGTTGACAGTATGGAAAATTATAAGTATATAATAGGTCAGATAAACGCCTATGAGGCAACACTACAGGAAATCTCTAACCTGCTAGAAGATAAGGAGCAAAATGGAAAAGCAACAGTCATCGATATTAACACCAAACAATAAACTTGTTGGTGTAGAACCTACAAGAGAAGAACCAAAATTACCAAAACCAACTGGGTGGAGACTTTTAGTTTTACCTTTCAAGATGAAAGAGAAAACTAAAGGTGGAATACATTTAGCTGAAACAACTTTAGAAAGACAACAAGTTGCATCGCAAGTTGGATTAGTAATGGCTATGGGTCCACAATGTTATAAGGATAAGGAGAGATATCCAGAGGGTCCATGGTGCAAGGAGAAAGATTGGGTTATGTTTGCACGATATGCAGGTAGCCGAATCAAAATAGATGGTGGGGAAATGCGTCTGCTAAACGACGACGAAGTTTTAGCAACAATAGAAAGTCCAGAGGACATATTGCATGAGTTTTAATCATAGGAAGGAGTAAACTATGCCAGACGAAGAAAACAAAACAGTACCCATCGATACATCAGGACCTGATGCTACGGTTGATATTGAAGAAGTAAAAGACGAGTCGGTTGTAGAAACCGAAGCGCCGGAACAAGAAACAAAAGCAGAAGAACCAATAAAACAAGAAACAGAAGAAAAGAAACAAGACGAAAATTTAGAAGACTACAGTAAGGGTGTTCAAGCTCGTATTGCGAAACTAACTCGTAAAATGAGAGAGGCTGAAAGAAGAGAGCAAGCCGCAATTGATTATGCAAAAGCTGTAGAAGAAAAAAGACAAGCATTAGAAAAAAGATTTGAAAAGACTGATGCTGATTATGTTAAAAAATTTGAGACTAGTATTCAAACAGGTTTAGAAGCTGCACAAAAAGAATTAGCTGCAGCGATTGAAGCTGGTGATGCAAAGGCTCAAGTAGAAGCTAATAAGAGAATTGCAACACTCGCATTTGAGAATGCAAAACTTGATCAAGCTAAACAAGGTAGAGAAGAAAAACCACAGGCGGAGACACCTGTGAACTTTAACCAAGGCGGTAATATACAACAATCCGCCATGGACGATCCTATTAATCCAGATCCAAAAGCAGAAGCATGGGCATCTAAAAACTCATGGTTTGGTACAGATAAAGCAATGACATACACTGCTTTTGAAATACACAAGGATTTAACGGAAAAAGAAGGATACGATCCAAATTCTGATGAGTATTATGCAGAGGTTGACAAACGTATTAGAGTTGACTTTCCGCATAAATTTGGTAATACTGAACAAAAGCAACCGACCACCCCCGTTCAGACGGTGGCTTCAGCTTCAAGAAGCGTAAAGCCTGGTCGCAAACAAGTGAGACTCACATCGTCTCAAGTCGCAATAGCGAAAAAATTAGGTGTGCCACTCGAAGAATACGCAAAACAATTAAAAATCACGAAGGAAGGAGCGTAAAATGGAAAAAGAAAACAAAACTTCTCGTGCGAACGACACACGGTCAAAATCTGAAAGACCTAAAGTGTGGGTTCCACCATCTTCTCTAGATGCACCCCCTGCACCTGATGGATTCAGGTATAGA